GTCAGAGGATGATCTGGATTAGGTATCCAGACTGACACTTACGATTTGAACCTCTTCATAAATTTCAAGCGCACTTGCGACGGACGCGGCGGCCTGCATGGCGGCGTCAGATGTTGCATAGCTTCCCAGTTCTTTAAACATCAAGCCACTGTCAAATCGCGTACTGACCGAAACCAACATCAAAAGAGTGCTGCCCGCCTGAGCGCCCACAATGACAAATGTTTCAACGCTGGAATTATTGGTCAGCTCATGAATTTTCGACAAAAGGGTGGGTGAATACATCCTCAATTCCTCCGTCTGCATGAACTAACGCAAGCGGGTCATGTGACAAGATATTTAATCAAAATTTGGAATATTTGGAGCGGGCGATGAGAGACCGTCTCAATTTATAAAAAACCCAATAAAATATAGGGTTTTATGCATTTTATGTCTCTTTAGGGGTGGTAAAAGGGGTGGTAAAAGGCTATATTCTCCGTAACGATTGAGGTGGAGATTTAATGCCCAAGACCAGAAAAGTCGGTAAATACTTAGAGCTGAAGGGTAACACCTGGATGGTGTTCATGGATGTACCAAAAGACTTGCGTAAGCATTTCGGTAAGGCTCGTCTGAAAAAATCACTGGGAACCTCTGATGCTGGTTTGGCCGAGCAGTGGAAGCATCAGTACATTGCTGATTGGAAGATGCAAATTGCCATCGCCAGAAATGATCCGGATATGGAGATAGGTGAGGTTTCAGATGCGATCAATGCAATGAATAAGTTCTTGGATCAAATGAATCTCAGCCCACAAATGCGACATCTTATGGCTGCAAAGTATTTTAACCCTGACATTCCAAACTTGAGCGAAGAACAGCAAAGTAAGCGCACCCGAGCGTTTGGCGGGGTTACGTCAACCTTAACTAATACAGCCGACTACATCGATGAGTTCTTTGATTATGCGAAATACGCACCTGAAGTGCACATTGAAGGTAAGCGTTATATGACGGACGTTTTTGTCAAAAAGTTCCCAGTGTTTGAGACCATATCCACTGAGCAGTTGGTTACTTATTGTGATGCTAAATTACGGGGTACAGACGGCAGGCAATCTTGGTCTCGGGTTACCCTGCGCAAAAACCTAAACTTCGCAAAAAAGTATTGGGAATATTGCGCCCAAAGGTACACTAGTGCACCAAACTTAATCGACTATGAGCGGATACTGCCGCAAGAGATCAGAACTAAAGCCACCCGTAAAAACAGTGATGAGGCGAATAAAGCCTATTCAGTTGATGAGGTGTATCTGTTGCTTGATGCGGCGGTAAAGAAAGCCGAAGAAACCAACAGGCATGGTGACCATAACCTTGTCGATCTAATTCGATTGGGCATGTACACAGGGTGCCGTATTGAAGAGCTGTGCCAGATGAAACTCACAGATGTAACGGCTGACAGTTTTATCATCAGGGATTCAAAAACTGAAAGCGGTCAGCGACTGGTGCCGATGCATAAAGAGGTTTCACAGGTCGTAGAGCGGCTCAAGCAGTCTAGTACTGATGGTTTCCTGCTGTCAGGTGAATCCACTGCTAATGCCACTGGTAAGCGCAGTAAGGGCCTCAGCCAGCGGTTCTCAAGGCATAAGCAGGAATTGGGGTTTGGGAATAAGGTCTACACATTTCACAGCTTCCGTTCGACTTTGGCCAAGAGGTTTGAAAGTGCAGGGGTAGAGGAAATTAGAGCTGCCCGTATCATCGGACACAAGGTCAAATCGATGACCTATGGAATTTATTCCCGAGGAACGGATTGGGATGTTTTGTTCAATACGATGAACGAAAAAATCAGTTTCCCTAGGTCGGCTTAATCATCGCCAGCAAATTGATGTGCTGGCATTTATCAAGCGGAACGCAGTAGAATTTTTCACCCGATGGAACCCGCTCGTTTTTGTTTTCAACGACAGGGCTATTTAGGACATCTTCGGCCCTGACATACATCGCATGTGTTTGCGAATTATTGATCACCATGAACACAGATTTATCCTTGGCGAACTTCTTTTTGCGCAAGGGTAGGTAGAGGCTGTCGAAAGGGAAATCAGTCCCATGCCATTTCTGCCTTATCTCAACCTCGCAGCCGAAGGATTTACCGTTGCGCTCAACAATTAGATCGATCCCGAACGGATCCTCATTTTCAACGCACTCACAATCCATGGCTTTCCAAAACATGATCCCCAGTGCCTTGGCTGGGGCATCAAATATTTCCCATTGATCTTCTTCAAACGCTTTAAGCACTTTAACGTTCCTTGTTCTGGGAATAGGCGGTGTTCCAACCTCTGTGCCATTCCCGTTCATAGAAAGAGCCTTTCCGGTAGACGCACTCATCATTTGCGATGAATGCGTTGTAACCATGCTCATAGGGTGTTTTTGCGGGGAATATCCGTTTCATGATTAAACCCCGCATGTGCCGCCAGTGCCACTGATGTCGCAGATGTCATGCGTTTCAATGGCTTCTTCAAACTCGGTTCCCAGTTTGGTCACAGCCTCGCTATACGGGACGCTGGTGAGGGGTTGCCCACCTCTGGAGCCATCAGGGTAACAGGTGAAACCCCGGAGCCTCGGAGCGTATTTAGCCAAAGTTGTAGCGAACTTCTCAACGGTATCGTCATTGTTCAGTTTGCTTCCCCATGACGGCAGGTTGATTGTCGATGAAATCGATTGATCAACATAATCCTGAACATCCGCCTGAAAGGCCATTCTGCGTTCGTAATCCTCAGCCAGATCAATCGCACTTTCAACGCCCTCTGGGTCAACCCCGTAGCGTTCAATCAGCTCTTGCGCAGCACTATCGACAACATACTGATACACCCAACGGTTCTGACCCTTGAGATATCGCCGTTTATAGGCCACCGCAAAGATTGGTTCGACCCCAGTGGATGTGCCTGCCAGGATTCCTATAGAACCTGTCGGCGCCACCGCCCTCTTGGCCACTGGGCGGGATAGATCCAACTCATCAGCCGTTTTTGCCGATGTATCATCAGACACACCTCGGTAAACCGACAGCCAACTATGCAACTCAGGCGTAACCTCGTAACGGCTGTTGCGCTTGATCAACCATTCATGGATGCCCATTAAACCAAGCCCAAGGCGGCGGTTTTTCTGCCGGACATCGTAAACTTTGTCATATGGCAGTTTGGCCTTCATGGTGCCGCAAATCAGGAACTTGGTGGCCAGATGCACCACATCTGCAAACTCATGGATATCATCGATACGACCCATGTTCAGCGATCCTAGGTTACAGACATCGCTATCATCCGAACTGGTGACCTCGGTGCAGGCGTTTCGCAGTGTTTCATCGTTCTTGTCGAAAAAGTTGAAACTGAAACCTGGTTCAGCGGTGCGCATCGCCTGCCGAACGTTTTCAACAAACACATCACCAGGGTGCCCAGTAGCATAATACTGCATGATCCAATCTGTGTCGTAGTTGACGCTGATATTTGTCATGTCCAACGGCGCTGGGAAGTTGAAATCAGACTGCTTGATGTCCCACAGGCTTTGCCCTGTTTGGCCAACTGGCATGTTTTGCCAATCCTTGGCCCGTAGGAAATCACTGATGTCACCATGTTGCCAGTTCAACGAAGCGTAGATCGCAGATCGGCGAGATCCGCCTTGCATGACCCTTCGACCTATTTCGTTGATCATATTCATTTTGGGGATTGGCCCCGAAGCTGTGCCGCCAGTTTTCTTTATGGGCGTTCCAGCGGCCCTGTAGACGCTGTAATCGACGCCTATGCCGCCACCAGTCATCAGACAGCTTTCGGCCTTCCATGACAGGTCTGCCCAATCCTCTCGGGTGTCCTCTTCGGCCTTTAACAAATAGCAATTGTTAAAAAACTTATTGGGACGGCCCGCATAGTAGAGGTAGCGCCCGCCGGGGATGAATTTCATCTCGGCGATATATTGGGTGAGCTGATCAACTTCGTCTTTGGTGAGGACATCACCACAGACATCCTCGACCAAAGTTTTTGCCAATTGTTCCCAAGTTTCCGCACCTTCATGCCTGTATTTGTGGTTGAAGATGTCTTCCGAAAACTTGGATCTGAACGCTGGGTTCAGGTTTGATTTGTACGCCGCCATCAGACCAAATCCCCCAAATCAGGTTCTTGGTAATTAGGACCTTTCATCACTTTGCCATCGCTGCGGACAATAGGGTTACCATCATCATCCAATTTGGACATGTTTGATGCATGAACCCTGCGGAACGCTTCGTCTAAATCCCAGCCAAAGGTGATGGCGTACCCATAGGTGACGTACAACACATCACACAGCTCCTTCAGAAGGTTTTCTTGTTCCTCCGCTGAACACACTTCATCGAACTCTTCGCTCATGAGTTTCATGCGCAGGCGGTCTGCATCACTATTCTGTTCATAGGGCAGGCCAATGCTGTGCCCCATGATTTTGTGAAACTGTGTCACCATCTGCATTGGTGTTTTGCCTAGGTAGGCATCAGGGTCCATGAAAGCCAATCGGTTTTCATCGAAATATTCAAAGCTAACGTCCATCATTTTGTTCCTCAACGACTGCTATCAAGCGGTCCAAGTACCAGGCCGCTTTGTTTAAATCTTGGAGGCCGTTTTTGTACGGCCAACGGTGTAGGTATTTGGCGACATTGCCTCGCAGATAGCCGATCAATTCAGGCTGTGTGAGAAAGTCGCTTATGTAATCGATGCACTCGATTTTGCCCTGTCCATAATGGGGCGGATGGTGGACCGCATCGTCAAAGAAATCGGTTGTTTCCCTAACGAAATCCTCCATCGTTACATCTGTTTTGTAATCCATCAGTGCAACTTCCCCTTCGGAAATTGCAGGATGTTGGCAGGCTTAGATTTACCCTCGGACGCTTCGGCCTGATTGCGGTCATATTCCTCAATCATCCGTTGCTCTTCTTCGGTTAAACCCCGACCCGCAAGCATCGCCATTTCACCTAATTGGTGCATGAACTCAGTCTGATATTTCAGCATGTAGTTCAGGCCGTCCAAGATCATTTCGAAATCATGCACCGCATGTTTGTCGAAATCGTCGGTGAAGTTGTGGCCCGTAAAGATTTCCATGCCACCATCCTCTTTGCAGTGGATGATCAGGCCCATGGTATCGGACGGTAATATTTTTTCTTTATCGTTCATTGCGAACCCTCGAAATAAGTTTGAAGAAATGCTCTGCGTCGATCAGAGCGAGGGGAGGGCGGCGATCAGCTTTGATGATGACCAAGGGTTCTGCGCCTGCGGGGCAATTGTCCTTAGCCTGATCATAGAAGCCGTACACAGCGATCCGTTTTTGGGATTTGCATTCGGTGGAATAGGGGAAAAGTTCCCGAGCGGCGGATGCCAATCTGACATCTTCGCCGTTCTGCCCCATGCCTGTCGAAGTGACATCATCACTTTTTAGGCTGGGAAATGTTTCCAGAATGCGGTCTCGGACCCACTGCTGTAATCGCCGCCCCTTAGCTTTTGCTGAGGCGGTCTTGATCGGCATTATTCGTCCTCAACGAACCAATAATGCGGCGGATCTTTAGCCTCTGATTTTGGATGGGCTTTGAAGGTGGCGCTGGGCCAACATTCACCGAGGTACGGACAAAATTCGCAGGTTTTGCATAGGCGCTGTAGGCCAGTGCTTTTGCCCCGCCATTTGTCATCGATGGGTTCAAAGCTGCGCTTGAACGTAGCCTTCGACAGGATCGCTGACACAGTGTTTTCGATGTTCTGCATGACCAATGACATTTCGTCATCGCCACCCTCAAACTCGACTACTTTGATGCGACCTGTGCTTTTACAAACTACAATCCAACCGCCGGGTTCTTTACCCTTAGCTTTGGAATACCCAACGAGTTGCCCGATATAGCCAAAATCATCACTTTCCCTTAGCCCCTCATAACCCTTCGACCACTTGTGATTGAAGGCCCATGGGGAACAGGATTTGATGTCGTACACCTTGCCATCAAGTTCGATGTCATCGGTGCCGTTGATGATCGCATCAACAATCTTCAGCGATACCTTGTCGTTGCCCCCAGTGATATTTGCACCAGAGATTTTCAACAAAAGTATGGCGATGATTTCAACGATGTCGCCCATCATCATTTGTGTAATGAAATTGTACGGCTTACGGGCCGCTTTCGCACCTGCCGCCTGCATCTGTAGCTGACAAAGGGGTTTGCCGACACTACTCATGCGCAAGACATCACTTGTCTCAGGCGGTGGTGAAAGTTGTTTGCGAAGCACCTCTTTCAGTGCTTCGCCAGCTTCTTCTAACCACTCATCCATGATGGTCAGATCGTCAAATTCCCTATTGGACAGACGATCTGCCGCCAAATGAAGATTGGTTTCCAAAATCATGCTGCGTCTTCGACTCCGTCCTCAAGGTCGTCATCAAGACTGCTTTGGATTGCATCCAACGCCTGACGGTCAAGGGATTGACCAGCAACCGCAGCGTCATACGCTTTTTTGATGCGGTTGTTTTCCGACTTGATTGAATCCGCAATCATTTGGATTGTTTCGACCACTTTGTCGTCTAGACCAAGGGGTGTCTTCAAATCCGGAGCGAAGTGGAAAGTAAACCAAGTCACCGAGCCGTTCTTGTGGCGTTTTGATGTAAGTTCGCATTGATAATCCCATAGGTTGCGGTTGGCGGGAACAACTTTGATAAATTCATCCTCGAAGGGGCTGAAATTTGTTCCTTTGAGCATCAAGATCACTGGTTCATTGTCCCAAGTGACTTTTTCGCCTGTAGCCGTTTTTGCCTCACCTGAGACCAAGCCCCGAACCTGTCGGAAACATGTAATACTTGCGTATTTTTCCTTCTGTTCCTGTGCCATTTCTCGCAACTGTGATGAGATTGGTTTGCCACAACGCAATGTACCATTCATATCGATTGGTTCTTCTGCAAAGCTGGCAATGATCTTTGATTTATTGCCAAGTTTTTTCAGAACGTTGTCCCAATCAAGGTACTGGAAGTGATGTGACAGCGGGCGGAACGTAGCTGTTTCCGCATATGCCGCAACTTCTGCACCCTTAATGGTAAATGAGCCTCGGGGAAGCGGGTTCCCTTCGTCATCATCAACCTGCGAGTTGATTACAAGTTGCGGAAGGCGGGTAGCATTTGAACCGGACGAGTTCGCTACTTTTGCGCCCATTTGTGCAGCCAATGCTGCGATGTCCTGGGGTGTATTTGACATAGAATTTCCTTCTAGTTGTTAACAAAATTGGTCTCCAAGGTTGCTGGATAAGCAAAATTTTCTTGGACGTTCGTTGTACCATAATTAAATGTACAAAACAATTCCTAATATATTAGAAAAAACATTGGCGATCAAAAAAATTAGATCAACCAAGTTTGCCCGGTTTCTATTTCAATGGCCAAAGGCAATGGAAAATCGTAGTTCCATTTGTTTTCGGCTTCCTTCAGTACATCCGTCATCGCCCAAGTAAGTGCGTCATGTACTAGATCGATTTCATCAGGATGCGTATCCACAACAATTGAATCATGGACGGTCAGGATCAGAAGTGATGTCAGATTCAAATCCTTAAATCTGCGATATGCTCGAACACAGGCCATCTGCACCAGATCATTGCCGAACCCTTGAACAGGATAGTTCACAACTTGAGTGGCATTACTGATCCGCCCGTTGCCATAACGTTTTGCATTTGGCCAATGATATTGCCGTCCCGATGGGGTTTGAACGATCCCATTTCGTATGACACCATCCATCAGTGATTTTTGATACTTCGCCAAGCCGCTGTAGATTACAAAAAACTGTTTGAAGTAATTTTGCACATGCTCAGGTTCACCCATACCCATGCCGCCATATAGCGGTGCGAATGTGAATGCCTTTGCCGCCTGACGCAGGTCCTTTGTCACTGCGCTGGGGTGGATGCGATTGATGATAGAAGCGGTTTGGCTGTGAACATCCTTGCCGTTTTCAATGTCATCCTTGATCTGGTTGTCCATCGACAATGCGCCCGCAACCCTGAATTCCAGTCCACTAAAATCCGCTTCTGTGATGATCCCGCCGTTGAAACGGGAAACAACGCATTTGCGGATTGGGAAACCCCGCTTGGGTTGGTTTTGGAAGTTGGGATTGGATGATGATAAGCGACCTGTTGCAGTCACACATTGATTAAAGTTGGTGTGAAGCAGGCCAGTTGGACGGGTCCATGTCTGTATGCCTTTGACAAAACTATCGAGGTAAACCGAAACCGCATTCAGACGGCTAATCTTGGTCAAAAACTCAACGGCTAGTTCGTTGCCTTTGTCCTGAGCTTGAGCGGCCAGCAGTTTGATGGTGGTTTTATCGCATTTGAAACCGTTGATGCTTGCGTCACCAGGACCGAAGGGTACCAGCTTCAAGCCAGCAGTGGCCTTCAACTGCTCGTAAAGAGCGCCTTTGCCTGAACAGGTTGGGCAACGGTTTTCGTTCTTGAACGGTTCACCATTCTTTTTGAACTTCCGAATTTTGCCCCGGCCATTACAGGTGCCACAACACTTCGCCTGCGTTTTCTTCACCACCTGTGTGGTGCGTCTAACCGCATTGGCAAATTGCGTTTTGGACATCTTTGGCGGCCGCAGGGGTTTACCGTTGGGGCCAATGCCGATGTTGAACAGTTTCTGATGTTCATGGCGATCAACGACCATGCGGGAGTAAACGACCTTGGTCATGTCTGCGCCGCTGTTGAGGTTAATGGGTGTATCACCCATGACTTGCTCAACGATTTCATTGAGGCGCTTTTCCAGCTCAACCTTCTCAGCAGCAAACTCTGCCTCAACCTCGGCCAGCGCATCCATATCAACGTTTATTCCGTTGCGTTCCATTTCGATGAGGCACTGCATCATGTCGTTGGACAATTCCAAGATCGATGTCAGGGATGCGTTTGCTTCCATCGCAAAATCATCCATTTGCTTGAGGTAAATTTCTCCTGCAGCCCTGACATCCGCCTCAGCGTATTCGATCACAGTATCAAGAGGCATTGCCTCAAACCCAGTGCCGGATTTGAACAACTCATCAACCAGATCGCTCTGCTTTCGGGTTGTATCCCGGCGTTCTGCCGTAGCCTTTAGCGAAATCTCCCGCCGCTGACCTTTGGACAGAACGTATTCTCTGATCATTGTGCAGTGGATTTCAGGGGGCAGGGTGAACCCCATCTCCTTTAGCCACATCACATCAAACTTGGCGTTGTGCGCAATCAACACATCGGCCTGTTGCAACATATGTTCTAACAGGCTTCTGCAATCGGGGTCAGGCTTTTCATTGTGGTGAAACACAAGCGAAAACACCTCATCAACGGTGTCCCAGCCCAACATACCAAAGTGGGCTGAAACGCATTTATTATCGGGATTGAACGGGCTGTTATCCGTTTTACCGTCCAATCGTTGGACAGTTGTTTCAAGATCAAGAACCAGCCGCTTCATGAACGATACCTCGATACCTCTGGTTCAATCAGAACTGGGATTGTCCCATGATAACCGCTCAATTTATTTTTACTGACCGTCAGGAACCGAGTGTTATCGGGTTCGCCATCATCATTGTCACCGCTGTGTTTACCGATGCCAATGATCAGATCCGCTTCTGCGGCTTTGCCAGTTTTTGATCCCTCAGCCATTGAGAAATCAACCCTGGTTTTGCCCTCCGCATCGGCAGATGCCTGAGAGATACCGATCAATGCACATTGGTGCCGCTTGGCCAGTTCCCGTAATCGCCGATATAATTCTCGGAACCGTTCATGGGTGGCATTGTAATGGCCGGATACGCCAACCTTATCCGCCTGATCTATAACCAGCACATCGGGCTTCATCTTGCGGCAGTAGGCGTCGATGCGATCTAAATCCCAATCCACAACGTCCTTCATCTCCAAGTTATCCTTGGCACAGAAGAAGCCACTGACGGCCTTTTTGGGATCAGCGATGACCTGATGGATATCCATCCCAGCCGCAGCTTGATAGGCCCTCAGCATAGTGCGCTCGGTATCTTCCTCATTGCCGAGGTAAACCACCTTGGCGCCCTGATCACAGAAGCCACCTGGGCCAGCCATCAACGACACAAGAAACGCCGTTTTACCTGTTTCTGGTCGAGCGAGTAGAACCATAAATTCGCCTGGGCCGATGCCGTAGACACAGGTGCTAAGGCTGTTGATGTTGAACTGCCAACGGGAAGCGTTGGAAGATCGCTTGAGCAGGGTGGGCAGGTCCTTGGTGGTGGTATCACCAAAATCATCCGGCAGATAACTATCAGCCACCCGTTCCATTAATGCCTGCAACTGCGTCATCGCATTGGTTTCGCCTTCAGATAGGCGGATACCAAGGTCAGCGATTTGGCGACCAGTTTCCTTGCGCCACAGTTTTTCGATTACATCTGTCGCAATGTCTTGGCTGTAGGGTTGAGCATTTTTCAGATCGGAAATTACGTCTTGAAAATCGGCTCGTTCAGCATTTGTTGCAACAGGGTTGTCAGCGACCCATAGGGCCAGAATTTCGTCGGGAAGAATGTCATGTTGGTATTTGGTATGGGCTTGGCCCAGAATGTCATAAACCTCCGCAGCATCGTCGCTAAAGATGGATCGCTTTAAACGATTGCGATTGCTCTTGTAACTGTCCGTTGCGAGGAGGGTGGCAAGTAATTGCATTTCCATATCATGGCCCTCCAATTTATTGGTGAATATATTGGATACCAAAACATGAGGCAAAAATAAAGCCCCAATCTTGCGATCAGGGCTTAAAATTTTTTGCGCTGGGCTTAGGCTGGATGTTTGCCGCCCCAGTTAGCAGTTGACTGGGTCGAGTTCTGTCTCCAAGTTTCTTCCCGCAGTTTGATCTCGATCAACATGCCACCCTTGTCCCGCTCCAAATCTCTTACAAATTGGTTTTGCAGAACTTTTGGTAATCGATTGATTGGCATAGTTGTGAATTTGGCCGCTTCCTTTTCCTCAAGGCACTCCAACCACACTTCTTTTTCATCATATCCCCTTACTTGGAACATCATGAACTTGGTTGATGTAGCGTAACTGCCCCGAGTACCTCTGAATACGATTTGATTCAAATCACCTGTGGCACCTCTGCGTTCTTGCATTGGCATATCAGCCTGATCCAGTGTGATTGTTACTTTTTCAGCAACTTCGGGATGTGTATCCGCTAAGTAGTCTTCAAACTGTTTGCTGAATTCTTTCAAGGCTTTTTTGAATAGATAGGCTTCATCAATTCCACCCTCTAATTCGATGTCGTACACAATTACGCCTCTATACGGCTTTCCTTCAGACATATTTCCTCACTCTACCCTATGCAGGGTTTGCTCCATACTTGGTCAGCGGTTTATTGTTATGATTAGATCCGCAGTATTTGTTTCAGTTCGCTGGTTGAACACTCTTTCGGGTCCTTGCCTGTTATCCGTAAACGGATATCGCCTCGTAGTTTTTTTGTTATAGCCAATGCCTTCCTGGAGGCATCGTTGTCTAACACTATATACACCTGTTTATAACTTTGTAAATTATTTTCTAATATATTGGTTAAATTAGTTCCCAATAATGCAACACCTGTTAATCCATCAATTCTGGAAACAGAGCAGGCGCTTGCAACATCTTCCACAGCAACTGCTATATCAGTGTCACCAACGGTGATGCCTGAACTGACATCGCCATATGAAATCCACTTGGGGCCGTATCCACCTAGGGCGGGGATAACTCTACCCACAGCGCCTGAATTATCATTGTTGTAAAACAGCACTCGTTTTTCCCGAGGCGCATAGCGGACTTTGATCAGCCCTGCTTCGACGGCCTCAAGGGAGTTGGTGCTGATGAGGTATTTGCGCACTTCTGACTGATGGTCAAAGTGTGTGGTAATTTCAGGGACTGGTAGATTACGAGCGATGCGTTTAACGCTTCGATCTTTAGCAAGCGAATTCTTGGCTGCTTCAATTGATCTGTCGCCATCGTATTTCCCTCGGACGGTGCAAGATGCCCGGAAACAATTCCATAGGATTTCACCAGTTGCAAGGCGATCCACTGTGAACTTTTTATAACCGCCGCAGAACGGGCAATTCATGGTCCTGTGTTCACCCACCTTCATGTGGAGTTGTTTAACGATGTTGAGTTGTTCTGGATATGAAAACATGTCTGAGAATCCGAGGCCCCGCCTGGTAGGAGGTCAGACGGGGCCGGAGGTTGCGGTGGGTTAGGCCGCAGGTGTTGGCAGCATCAGCCGATCATAATCATACAGCTCTTGGAAAATCGTAATGATTTCCATTGGCAGGTATTTTAGCGGATACGAATGATGTTCACCGTCGAAGTATTTGCCGCCAAAATCTTGGCCAATGGTGTCCACATAAAATGCTTCCACCATGATCCCTTCGTCGGTGAGGATTTCATAGGCGCCAAGTGGTGCCGCCCATGGGCTTTCAAACTGAAGGTTCAGCGTCACCACACCTTCATCGAAGTACAGATCATCGTTGTCGATCAGGTCAGGGTATGGGTCCCGAATATCCCATTTTGTACCCCATGCCTCTATTGCCCGATCAGCGGCAAATCTCGACAGCGGTTTGATCTCCTGGAGGAAACGGCCCTCCCGGGCCGCTCCGGCTAGGCAAGCAAGACGATTTCTCGGTCCGACCAGACGCAAAATGTTATCAACCATGTTTGGCATATTAGCGATCCCCCGTTACTGCGGGTTTCGCTTCGAAGCGTAAACCAAGTTCGCTGCGGATGACTGACAACGGTTTCCCGCAATCCAATGCCTCTGCACCCAGACCAAGAGTGTAGCACTCATTAAACGCATCCAGGACATTTTCTGGGTCAATTCGGGCGTCCCACATTTGGAACTGCCCATTGTTGTATTCACACAGAAAATTGCGATCCCGTTCAAAGCTGTAAGTGTGCAGCCCTGCCAGTTGCCCTTCGATTTTGCGAAAGGCCCCCAGAAGGATGTCGGTGCTTTGAAAATGCGCCTTAAGTACTGAGTATTCTTGGTCGAAGCCAGGTATTTGAACTCTGGTTTTGTAGGGTTCAACCCAAACGTTGCCAGATTCAATGTGACTGCCGCCGATACGAAATTTACGCATTTTCGTAGCAATTTTCTCGACCTGCTCTCGTTCGCCGATAGCATTGATCATGTTCTGTACAAGCGTAAAATCAAGCATAGAAACCTCCCCGTCCAAAGAAGAATGGTGATGAAACTAGGCCAGCCATCCACTTTTTACGAAGGGCCAAAGTTTCACCAACATTATCTGCCTTAGCAGCGTTTTTGACGGGGAATGCTTCAGCGTCACATGCATAATCTGCAACCGCCATCATAAAGGCGAACTTGTTGGTTCCCATTTCTGGGACCGTCACCTGAATGTACTGATCAAGAATGTCCGCAATGACTGTGTCCGTCATTTTGGTGTACATCTCCAAAGCGTTGCGACATTGCTCAAGATTTACCTTGTGATCCGCAAGTTCCTGAAGTGCCTGCACCGCTTTTGGGAATTCCATGAGCGTATAACGCAAATGCGCTTCAATCGGTTCAGGCCCGAAGTTACCGACATGACGCTGGCTCTTTGCTGCCTTATTACCAAAACTCAGGATGTTACCTGTGGTCTCGCACTCAGCACCCATAATGGTGATTACCGCATTTTGTGCGGCGTTTTTCACCATAATTACAGGGCTGCAATGTGTTTCCCAACCATTTGCAGTTTTAAGTTTGAAACGAAAATCCTTCAGTTTCAAACGCAACTCGTTGTAAGCGTAGCCATTCTCTACGATTTCATCGAGTGTCACATTCTGCAAAAATTTGGGCGGAAGCAATTTTTCCAGCGCATCAGTGATGATGCCATACAGTTCGCCGTTTGGCACAGGTCTGTATTTGTCATCTACTAAGTAGATTGGATCGCCAGTTTCTGCATTGCATAGCAAATTGTTGGGTAAACCTCTGCGATCTTCGAGGAGTTCAGCGAACCCCATGTCATTGAGCGCATAAACGCCTTTGAAGGTCAGTCCATAATCTGCGATAGTTAGTGCAGGAAATTTTGCCTTCAGGTCTTTTTCCTGCGGGTTTGCAGCGACAGGCGCTGTTTGCGGATACTTGTGTGTCTGCATATTCATTTGTAATAGTTCTCCGGTACTTGGGCTACTTTGGCCCGTTGAAGTGTGCGAGGGCACTCATTGCCCCCGCTTTTGGATTGGTTGGCGCTGGTTAGGCGCCGCAGTCGGTTCGCTGGATAAGATTGCGAAACTTGACTGGTGCCGTTGTGGCGGACTTTTGTGACAGTTCGATGACGGTTTTGTAACAGTTTTGTGAAATGTGCTGGTTCTCATAACCTAATGGTCTCAGGCCCACCAATGTTTTCAATGGTTTAGCTTTCAGTGCGCTGCCAGTGTATTCACAAAAATATTCAAATCCCTTCGTCATTTTTTGTCACTTAGCCGGGTTTTCTGCCATATTTTCGACGGATTTCGTCTTCATTGGCCAATAACCAAGCAATCTGTTCCCGAATTTCGTCTTCAAAACGTTGTTCGGCAGTGCGCTCTCCAAATAATCGGTCAAGCGACTTGGGTCGTTTGGGTGTTTCCATGTATTTCTCCTGTGTTGTTTATACGCTTCTGTTGAGCCGCCGCAGCCATGGCGGATGTTGGCACAACGTAGGTGGACACAACCTGGCGGGATTTATGTCCAGTGACGGATCTGATCTCATCCTCGGTACAACCGCTTTCGCCTAAGACGGTTGCACCTGAACGGCGCAGATCAGACAGTTTCAACTCTTCGGGCAATCCTGCCTTAGAGCGGATGAAGGCGGCTTTCTTGCGGTACAAGCGTTCGCTATACTGCTGTCCAGTCACTTCATATGGGGCAATGACATCGTCAAGTTGCTGGTTGGAGCGACCTGAGATCATTGTCATGCGTTGGGATAGAGCAGGGGTGGCGGGTATCTTTACTGCCGCACCAGTTTTAGCCTGCTGAATAAAAAACGCCCCATCATTGTATGCAGACCAGCGTAAGCTGCGACAATCGATAGGGCGTTGGCATAATTCGTATGCCATCAGTGCAATTGTGCCGATGCTTGGTATTCCACAGGCATCGGCGGTATCTATAAACGTCCGGAGATCATTAGGTGTCCAACGGACGGAGCGGGAAGGGGCTTGAGCAAGCCGAATGCCGCTGAATGGGTTTTTGATCAGCAATTCCATGTAAATTGCGCAATCCCAAACCGCAGACATGATGTTTATGGCGGTATTTGCGTAATTGATGGAATTGGTCGTTACCAACGCTGCATACAGCTTCTCGCCATATGCAACGTTGATATCGGTTGCGCTGGATAGATTGCGCATTGGTTGCAACCCATCGGGCGTCATTGTGGACACTGTATTAATAACGCTGCGATAGGTGCGACGACTGCCAGGCTTTAGCGAAGCCCAGCGGCTAGAAGCAAAGTAAGCGTCCAAGACATCTGCGTAAGAGGTAACCGCAGATTTAGCAGGGGAAGGAGAGAAACCCGTCTTTTTATACGCTTGAAATGCTTCGTCAGCCGCTTGGCACTTCGCAAGTGCTGTAGGGAAATCAGCACACACCTCGAACGAATAGCCAAGTGCCTTCTGAAGAGATGCGCTTGGAGAAAACGCATAACGGCTGTCTCCCGATGCCGTCTGGTAAGTCTTCAGATATTTCACTTTGGCCATTTCGCCCTCCAGCAGTTGTTGCCCCACCATTACATCACAGTCGATCTACATCTGTCAAAATGAAATGCAATATGAATATATTGGCAAAAAAATTCATTCATAAAACGTCAGATAGGACGACAATTTGATTACTTCAAGGTAGAATCGGAAAAAGCCCTTAAAACATGGCAAAAATTACTCGGGCGTCAAGCGTATGTATATACCTTATATATAGAGAGTGCTTAAATACAGATTGTGTTGAGGTGTAATATTAGTGCACTTCATAGTGCATTTTATAAATTCACCAATAAATTCAAAAAGCTTGAATTTAAATTAAAAACAAAAGAATCTTTCGCTACGGCCCTTGCCTGACCAGCAAACAAACGGGCCGCAACATATCCAGCGAAAGGAGGCCCCAATGGGCTTTATTAATCTGACTCTAAAATCTCGTAATCAAAAAGTTGGCAAGGTGCCTGTTTCTACTTCCGGCAAACAAACTTGCCCGGACACCTGCCCATTAAAAGAGAGCGGCGCTTGCTACGCTGACGGTGGTCCGCTCTCATTATTTTGGGACAAGGTTTCAAAACAAGAAGCCGGGACCGACTATAACAGTTTTGTTGATGCAGTCCGGGGTTTGCCGGATGGTCAGTTTTGGCGCCACAATCAAGCCGGGGATTTAGCACCAACAAAAAGAGACCCCAACACAATCGACGCACCCGCTCTTGTGAAATTGGTGGAAGCCAACAAGGGCAAAATGGGATTCACATTCACACATTACGACCCCATCAAAAACCTGATGAACGAGTTTGCAATTCATACTGCAAACAAAAACGGATTTACGATCAATCTATCCGGCAACAATGTTTTCCATGCTGATGAACTGGCAAAGACAAAATGCGGCCCGGTGGTTTCCGTATTACCGCTTGAATATCAACGTCAGGGCAAAGGCAAAGAATTCACAGAAAGCCTGGACGCATACAAATCCCGGCTTGCTGATCTGCCCAAGACAACACCCGCAGGCAATCGCATTGTTATATGTCCGGCAACATATAAGGAGGGCATGTCATGCAATGACTGCCGCTTATGTGCAAAAGCCAATCGCAAGACAATTGTCGGTTTTCCTGCTCATGGCAGATCAAAACGCAAAGCGGACGCAATTGCGCAGGAGGTGGCATGATGGATCATGAGATTTTCCAATATTGGGCCGCTGTCGATAAGCATCACAATAAGGTGGTGAACCTATTTGAAACCGAGAACCAAGGGAAAGATTGGTTCAAGTATTACCGGGGCCGCTATCGCTTGGAATTGGCGCCTGTCGTTGTCGAACTGCAGGAGGGCAAACAATGAGTGAAGTTTGTTTAACTGATGAACAATTCAAGGCTTTGCAAATGGATATTGCGGATGCCTTGTTACATGCTCAGATCATAGATCAAGCGTACTATTATATTGAAGACGACAATGGGCATGTGTCTTTAACAGAAGAGGGCCAAGAAGAATTCAACCGATGTCATGATCATGCAGAATTTATTTTGCTAGATAATGGCATCCGGAATGCAGAAGTAGCGCATGAGTGAATTCTATAGGGTTTATGGATTTTTCTGTTTCTATGCGCACCTATATTTGATGCTGACATAGATCCGGAGAAGCGATAGCATACAAGCAAAGGGGAATGAAAATGCTTGATACAGTTCAAAAACAGGATGTCATTGATCGCTTGGAAGAAGCCTTAGCACTCAGTGACCCGAACAAGGTGATTGCTGAAATAAAGCAATTTAAAACCGAGCTTGGGCGTAAATGGCGCCGCATTGAATTGGATGGCGAAGACAAAGACTAACTTCACCAGTAGCAAAACAAATTAGCCCGCCTATTGAGCGGGCTTTTTTATTTTTGGGCTTCAGCTAATCGATAGATAAATTATGATTGCGACAAGCCCGCACCAAATTAAAACTAGGGGCCAATTTTGGAACAGGCCATCATCTATAATTTCACCTAATAGCGTTCTAAAAAATGGGTGCTTTCCTGTGCTTCCGGGCCATTTCGTTCCGCAGGAGGGACAATGTTTAGCATCAGGTGCAACTTTGGATGCGCAAAAATAGCAATTTTTGGGTGTTAGCAATAATCGCTCTTTAACTGCTCTCAACTTCCGTTTTTTCGCTACCTTTTGAAATTTCTTGCTGCTGTTGCCGCAGATATTGCACTCAGTGACAAAGCCATGTTGGCCAGTCACATAATATCCCATTTCACCACAAGCCTCGCAGGGGATCATAAATTGGGGATATGCATCATATCCGGGATCATTCCATCTAGTCATGATTTCATACTTCCACAGGCCCCACCCACCCGCAAATAAAATCTATCAACTATGTGTGCGCCGCAGTTTTTTCTGATGAATGCCCGGTCAATTCCAGTTTGTAGAATGGCTTTGTGGAATGGTTTCAGCTTTTCCCTTATTTTACTGGGGTTTTTATACTGGGGCCGTAAATTATCAGTTAACGGCCCCTAAAAACTGGCCTAAAACGTCAATAAAATATGGCTTTTGTGCAACATTCACCAACTATTTTGGGGGGCATGTGCCGGGCCGGGTGTACCGGGTACCGTATACAACTCCTGCCTATTTTCAGCATTTTCAGACCGTAAAGTTGCCCCTTTATCCGCAACCCCCTGCGGACCCAGATACGCAATCTGTCAAAATCCCATATCGGCGCTGCGGGGAATTTACATTTTGATCTGTAAAATTGAAAAATATTGATCACTAATCGGGTGGAACTGCATAGTGAATAAATGAAATTGCCTAAAATAAACTGAGGAGGTATATTTTTGAGATGCTGTCGTATTCTATCATAAAAATGGGTTTTAGCTTTTTTATTTTAATCCCCTTTCTCTCAACAATTTTCAGCATTGTATTGGTATTGTTTGTAGGCAGAGAAAGCTCGCTATTACGGAGCCAATATCAAAATAAGCTTCTTTTATTAATTGGGGCAGCTATCATTATTAACATATTAGGTCAGCTAGGATACTTGGGCAGACCAATCACTTTAGATCAAGTAAACGGTAAAGAAATCACAGCTCCCTTTCATTTAATTTCCACTGTATTCATACCAACGATGATCTTTGCTGTTTGTGTCAGATATGCAGCAAAGCGATTGAAAGGCATGGGCTATAATAGATTTTTAAGTTTGCTTGCAGTTGTGCCAGTGTTTGGTCCTTGTTTTTTATTTTGGCTTGCACTCACAGTAAAGGAACGAGCTTCTGTGGGGTCATAGGATACTTAAAACGTCAGTATGTCGTAGTTTGAAAGGTACAACTAATGCAACGCATCCTGTTTTTATGTGCTTTGGTGTTAAGTTCACTCACTAATGTTTTTGTGCATGCAGAGGGATCAGTTGATATTGCAAGGCAACAATTTAACAAGGGGATGGAATACTACACTAAAAGTAATACGGATGATTGTGATGCTAATTGTTCAAAGGCCTATGGTTTATTTGTAAAAGCGTCAAATAGTGGCCATTGCGATGCTACAGTTATGGTTGGACTATTAAATAAAGAAAAAACCAAGAACTACCTCGTAAGTTGGAAAGCTTTACTGCTTTCTATTCACCAGTGTAATCACATGTTAGGCCTCTACCACTTAGGTGATATGGATGCGCAAGGTCTGATTTATGACGATGTAAGCGATTTTAATGTCCAATTGATGTACTACTTGGCTCTACATGGAAATTTGCCAAACCAGAAACAATCAATAGTGGACATGTACTTAGATTCAATCAGCAATAAATTTAATGAAATGTCGGTTAAGACAGGTATGACATTCGAGGAATTTGAGAGCTTTTTAATTGAAACTTCTTCACCAGCAGATTTAGAGCAGTGCAAATCTAGTCCCCGAGATTGTTTCCTTATATCCGAATACTTTTCGACAAACTAACTGATCGCTAGTCTGCTTAAGTCAAAGTCTCAAGCGAAATTCCACAAAAATTAGAGAGTTTAAATAATAAGGGTGACGCAAAAACTAACTAAAACGTCACCCCGATCGTAGTAAACAGAGGCCCTGGTAGGAGAGTGGGCCTGCGTTAAGTATATGTCGGTATCTCAGATATCCAAAATGCGTAGGCGAAATTCCGCAAAAAAATACCCCGCAACCGGGAGCAGGGCATAGTTGATTTTGGGAGATATCATTTAGTGATGATACCTAATGGAATGGAAAATCGAGGGACTCTCCACCTTCATGGTTGCAAAGTGAGATTCATAAATCAAGGAATTTAGTGGTGGGAGCTGCTGCGGAGAATATTAGAATAACAGCAGCCCCCTGTTTGGGTTTAGCAGTGATACCGACTAGGGGTCGGCTGGTCAGGTAGGGAATACCTTTCACTGCGAGATCAGGTTTTAAAATGAGATGTTTCATGTCAACAGTTGACCAAGGGTAAAACGCCAACATGTTCAGGTGCTGAACAGTAATTTACGAATGATGCTTAAATTTTAATCAGAATGTATTTGAAGCGGTGCTGCCCGGAGCAATAAACTAACGAGAAATAGGCAGCACCGATGTGTTGACGCACTGTGTCGTCTATTATGTTTACGCAAGGGCAAGCAAACTGGATTAGGTAAATGTGGCGATCTGTGTTAGGTAATCCCTGCCAACACAATGAAGAGAGCTGCTATGCGGGTTCGTCTATCGAACACAATCAGCTTCGTTAGGTTCCAATTTGAGCACTTAGATTTGCTCTGGGATTGGTTCATAATGAAGAACTGGAAGAAACGGCTTCATCAGAAATAAGTGTTATAAAGTAACACTTTTCTGTTGAGGTTTCAGCCTGAATCTGGTATCCTTTTGGTACAGGTTATCCTGTTCTAATTTAAGGCTCAGACCATGAGCAGTTACGGAACTGACGCCTCTATCCGAGTTCCAATTTCCTTAGATTTCGACATCGACGTTGATGACCATGGGGTCAGCTATATTGTTGGCTCTCTGTTTGTTGCAGATGATGAAGATGCCCAGGAGATCCGGGTGGAGGTTGAACAAATTGTTGAATCCCTATGCGATTTCTACGGTGACATTGAGGGCTATCAGCACCTCTATGTAGTCGCCCATGAACTCACCCGTATGGCAGAGATGCTGCGGGAGAGGGCAGGGATGATTGAAGATAGTGTTGTAGCGGTTAACGATCTCTTTGACCTTACCGACGAAGACTGGAACTAGAACCTGTTCCATATGCGGTGAAACCAAAGACCTAGATCAATTTTATGCGAACCGATCCAAATCCCAAGGTCGAAGTACTCTGTGTAAGCCCTGTGAACGGAAATCGCAGGCTACATTGAGGCAACTGCATTCGGAACATCAGATCCCCGAAGATCATTCCTGTCCCATTTGTATGCGGACGGAGTCAGAACTTGCGTCTGAAGGGCAGAGAACAAAAAACCCGTTCCGGTTAGATCATAACCATGGAACGGGTGAATTCAGAGGGTTTCTCTGCGACAGTTGTAATACTGGATTAGGGAAGTTTAGGGATGAGCCTGGTTTGCTGGCTAGAGCAATTAGTTATTTGAACGGTTCTTAACTCAAATGTTCTGGGTTATTTTGTTAAGGGACCATCCCACCAGTGTGCGTCTTCACAAAGAGTACCCCAATTCTGTTCAGCGAGAAGACAGACTAATTTTTCTTTTACTTCTGTAAGATTTAGTTCCGTCTCGTTTTTTTTAAAAAAAGATGGACTAGAGTTCTTCATTTCAGAGAAAGTGCCGTCATCCAGAAACCACATCTGATCTTTGTTAACTAAGAAAGTGTACTGGTACGCAGCGCAAAGTTCTGGGCTATATTCACTATCTGGGTTTCCAACTAGAAACCGGTCATAATAATTTAAGGTATTAAAAAAAGTTGTTGCGTCTTCTGTATTTAGAAGTCTCATAATTTGTTTATGCGAGGCTAGGTATGAATTAATAAATAATTCGTAATGACCTAGATTCAGCGCACTTTTTGCTAGGTCCCAGTTACTTTTAATTGTGCCACATGAAGTTTCCGCTGACATAAGTCTTATCGCTGATCCATATCTCTGATCAGAACTTTGTGTTGCTCCGAGAGTTGGGAAAACAATCGCAAATAAACATAGGGCACTGTAGAATTTCTTCATGTAAATTCTCTTTCAAGTATAATAGACGCTACGGGACATTGATCATGATAACCAACAAATTTAAAATTAATCTAATAAAAAATTGGATCACTGCTATTTTTTTTGGATTACCCTCGGTTGCGTTTTCAGATCCAATTCAAGCGGGGCATTACGCACTATATCGTCAAATGGAATTTTCAAACATATGTGCAATTTACGAAGTTTGGTGGCCTATAGCTAACGAGGCACATGCTGCTCAGGAACTAGACACTCGGTTTGTTACGTTAATGCAAAAAGAACTTATCCCTAAAATTGGTCAGAGATTTGGGAAGCCGGGAGACTTCGCTGACGGTATGCATTTTTATATGAAAAAACGAGTGAAAGCTGAAACCGGAGATTATTTTGAACCTGTCGATTGCATCGCCTATCAATATCATCTTGCAGCAGAGATTATGTGGGATCAGGAAAAGATTGGTAAAATAATACTGGATGACCCTGATTTTTGGTTTGGGTCTGCTGTGACGCAACAAAGGTTAGCCACCGCCTTGTCGGATGAAATCTTGCTATGTTTTGCGGCAAGCGGGGAATGGGGTAATAGCTGTAGTCCCTTAGAGGAAGAGTAATAATGGAATGTTTGACCGGAGAATACCTAAGAGCTTTAACAACGCTGGGAGACAGTGGTGGTGCAACGATTGATTACATTTTCAAGCTTTGTGTAGTTTTGCTCACTGACCTCGCACAGTTCTTGGGAACTAGCTACGAAGCAATCAACATTTGGATATTTGTAATTATCTGGCCGATACTCACCCTGTATCTCTTTTTCAGAGTTATTGTCCTGAGGGTTAAGTTGAAAAGGCGGACAGGGTATATTTAACCCTGCCCAAAGGACATTTTGATTATACACCTCAATGACTGATTTGTCCAGCTAAAAACACAACATGTAGTCTTAACGGTTGCAAATATCTATATGTTGTGGTATAATAAGGGAAATTCCCAAACAATTTATTTTTCCAAAGGATTTCTCTCATGAAGGCGAAAATGGCCAAATGTGGTGCATCAAACCCACCAGCAAAAAAGCTTAAAATGAACATGGGCGGGTACATGCGTATCGATAAGCCCAAAAAGCTAGGCGCATACGGCGGTGGCTATATCAACAAGAAAAAGAAGTAATGTTCGTCTGGATTGCCATTGCTGTGACCTGTGCGTCCCCATTGGCGTCCGACTGTACGATGGCAACATATCCTGAGACATTTTCTGAGTCAGTTGATTGCCAGTCCCAAGTTGAGAAATTCATTTTTGCTACGAGATTAAAGGGCCTGATTACTTTCGGCGGCTGTCACCGAGTAGAGGTCGCAGGGGAATTCCTGTAATTTTCGATTAAGGTATTTAAGAGATGCTGGCTGAACTTGCTATGGCATCTGCAGCCTATTCCACCATCAAGACTGCCATCGGGCAGGGAAGGGAGTTGGTAGACTATGGAAAGCAGATCGCAGATTTCGTTACGGCTGAAGAGGATCTAAAACTCAGGGTCGAAAAAGAGAAGAAAAACCCCCTGAACCGGATAATGGGCAAGGATGCCTCAGATCTGGAATCCTTCTTGGCCCTGGACAAGATTAAGCAGCAAAAGGCCCAGCTCCAGTCCCACATGCGATTGTTTGGAAGACCGGGATTATACGACGATTATGTGGCTTACTGCGCCCAGGCCCGAAAGGCCCGCATGGAAGCCCTGAAGCAACGAGAAAAAGAACGACAGGAGATGATAGAGATCCTGACTTGGATATTCATCGTCGTCGTTGTGTGGGGTGGTTTAGGCTACGGAGCGTATTATTGGTTCACAAAATAAAAAAGACCCACCATGCGTCAGGTGAGTCTTAATTATTTCAGGGCGATAGTCTGGGAGAGATGCCCTAAGTTGGCTACGATACAGGGAGGTTTGTAGCCCTTGAATGAGGATATATGCTGCAATGCAGCAAAAGGCAAGAATTATTTTCTGCAATGCAGAATTTAAGCCTCGCTATACCCATTACCGATCTTCCAGATTAATCTGAAATCCGGTTCAGATTTTCTATTACAATTTTTACACCTAGCTTTGCGAACGATGTCACCGACTGTGGTTGATCCATCGTATTTCTCCAAAAGTGCTTTGACGGCAACGTCAGCAGTATGTTTGCAAAATCGACATTCCATCGAAATGTGGTGATGCGGAATAACTCGTAGCTGCGTTTCCATCGTACCCTCAAATAGAAAGAGGCAGCTCTACGCCAATTTCCTCCCAGAATTAGCGGAGCTGCCTTCTATGGTTCCTCTCCCGTTGGAACTCTTGTGGCAGGGATAGTGCAAATTTAAATCATCGAGTCAACAGGCTAAATATTTGGGCAAAAATAAAATGCTTAAAAAGGGATGGCCAAAAAGCAAATGACCGCCTCGGGAGGAAACCTCTCTTAGCGGCCATTCTGTCTAATCGATCCTGCCAGTTACCTTCATTGGGTGTGCCCCAAATCCTGCAATCCAAGCTTTGTTCCGGTTGCCCTTCACTCTACCGTTCATGCCGACACTAACACTTGTTTGAACCATGATTCATTCAACCGTCAATGTCTGTAATCCAACAGTTGAAACTCGATTCTGAACTTAAATCCCATTGCTGATTTTTAAGTCCGAAATTTCGTTTCCCCCAGACTAGATTAATTATCAGAGTACACAGCTTTTCGGATCTACAAAGCACTAATTTTAAGAAAAACGCATATCCACAGGGTTATCCCCAGCATTTGTGATTTATGCACACATTCGTCCACAGATTCTGGGGAAAAATTCAAATATTCATAAATGATTTCAGTCATTTATTGATTCGGAGACCTTATGCCATGGCTGATGATCGACTGCAACGCATGGAAGATAAAATTGACCGTATGTCCCAAGCGATAGTGGCGATGGCTCGCATGGAAGAACGCATGATCAGCGTATTTAAAAGGCTTGATGCTTGCGACGAGACCATGAAGAAAATCGATGAGCGTATGGATGAATCCGAAAAGCAAGCAATAGCCAGAGGTCAGAAGATCGCATTTGCCGAGCGCCTGTTTTGGATGGTGCTATCAGGCGCAGTTGGCCTCGCCTTCATTTATCTGAGGTAGCGATGGATAAGCCAAAAAAGCAACTTACCGACAAGCAGACTGCATTCCTTGAACATCTTTTAGGTGATGCCCGAGGCAATGTTCGATTAGCGATGGATATGGCGGGTTACGCTAAGACGACTGCTGTCCAAGAGGTGGTTGGAAACCTCAGAGATGAAATTATGGATCGCACATCGATGATGATGGCCCTGAATGCTCCAAAAGCTGCATTCGGCATCACAGATGTCCTTGATGATCCCTCAGCAATGGGTGCGAAGAACGCCATTGCTGCAGCTAAAGAAGTGTTGGACCGAACTGGCCTTGTCAAAAAAGAAAAGGTCGAGGTCAAAACCAACGGTGGTGGCATGTTCATCCTGCCTCCGAAAACGAATGACTAATGTGGCAAAACAAATCCCGTCCCAACAAAACGGCGAAGATACCTTATGCGTACAAAGCTGATGATGAAGATCCGTTGGTCCTCATACCAGATCCAATTATTGTTCAATACGTTGAGCAAGCAATGGACTATTTGGACGAAGGACACAGCTCCAGAAGGACGGCTGATTGGCTTAGTGAAAAGTCTGGTAAAACGATCAGTCACCAAGGCTTATCAAACATTTGGAAAGCCCATCGTTCAGAAACTTCAGAACTGCTTAAATCTCGCAAAAAGCAACGGCGCAAAAATGCTCCAAAAACTGAAGCTGAAAAGCGAGTAAAAGCAGCAAAGCGAAAACGGTCAGACGCTAGACGGGTACTGACCATGGCCGAGAAAAAGATCGCAAAACTTGAAGGTAAGGATGCATCTCCAAACTCTGTATCGGATCAACTAGACTTTAATGCGGTACCACAATCGCCAGCCGAAGTCGTATTCTCCCCGAACCCTGGACCGCAAACCGAATTTTTGGCGTCAGCGGAGAGGGAGGTCCTCTATGGAGGCGCAGCAGGCGGAGGAAAAAGCTACGCATTACTTGCTGACCCACTGCGATACTTTGATAACCCTGCTTTCGTTGGATTGCTCCTTAGACGTACGAACGACGAACTCAGAGAGCTTGTGTGGCGCAGTAAGGAATTATATCCGCAAACGCACAAGGGAGCGAAATGGCAGGAGAAGGCGAGCCAATGGGTCTTCCCAAGCGGAGCGAGACTTTGGATGACCTACTTGGAGCGGGACGAAGACGTTCTGCGCTATCAGGGTCAGGCATTTAGTTGGATCGCCGTAGACGAACTTACCCAGTACGCAACGCCATTCGCTTGGAATTATCTACGCTCTCGCTTGCGGAATACCGACCCGAATTTACCCGTCTATATGCGGGCAACTACAAACCCTGGCGGTCCAGGTCATATGTGGGTCAAAAAGATGTTTATCGACCCTGCGCCGTCCAACACAGCGTTTGACGCTCGGGATTTAGACACAAATGAGCCTCTGCTTTACCCAGAGAGCCATGAAAAAGCCGGACAGCCGCTATTTCAGCGCAGGTTCATCCCAGCAAGCCTGAAAGATAACCCATATCTGTATGATGAGGGCACTTATGAGGCAAACCTGCTCTCATTGCCCGAAAATCAGCGGAGACAACTGCTAGACGGGGATTGGGCTGTTGCAGATGGGGCCGCATTCCCAGAATTTAGTCAGAAGGATCATGTAATTGAGCCATTTGATATTCCGCCTGATTGGCGAAGATTTAGATCGGCTGATTTTGGGTACAGCAGCCATTCAGCGGTGCATTGGTTCGCCATAGATCCATCCTACGAGACATTGATCGTCTATCGAGAGCTATATGTGAGCAAACATACGGGTAGGGACCTCGCAAAAGCGGTCCTAGAGGCCGAAATGGGCGACAAAGTGCAATATGGAATACTCGACAGCTCCTGCTGGCACAACAGAGGCCAAATTGGCCCTTCAATCGCCGAAGAAATGATCGCAATGGGCTGCAGATGGCGTCCTTCAGACAGATCCGCAGGCGCAAGGGTAGCAGGCAAGAACCGATTGCATGAATTATTGAAGATCGATGAGATCACAGGCGTCCCTGGCATCCAATTCTTCAACACCTGTCGTCAGATCATCGCTGATTTACCAGTTATTCCCTCAGACCCTAAAGGCAGCGACGATATTGATCCGAGATACGCATCTGACCATGCCTACGACAGTATCAGATACGGCATTATGAGCCGCCCGAGAGCGTTCGATTTCGGCAAAATGCCGATGAATACTTTCAAACCAGCAGATTCAATATTTGGTTATTAAAACATGTCCCTAATGGAACCCCCTAACGGCGTATCCCCAGATGACGCAACTGAAACAGATGCAGTTGTCGCTCTGGATGAAGATGGAAACGTCGAAGAGGAAAACATCCAATATTCCGGTATTGCAGCGTTTATTCAATCGCAATTCCGCCGTTCGAAAGACCGCCGTTTAGCGGATGAAGACCGCTGGCTGATGGGCTATCGGAACTACCGAGGTATATACGGCCCTGAAGTTCAGTTCACCGATAGTGAAAAATCCAAAGCCTTCGTCAAAATCACAAAGACAAAAGTTTTGGCGGCATACGCACAGGTCGTCGATGTTTTGTTTGCTGGCAGTAAATTCCCCCTTGGGATCGAGCCTCGATATCGTCCAGCAGGCGTTTCAGATGCGGTTAACTTTGACCCTAACGAGGTCACTGAGGAGAAGGTCCAAGAAACCACTGGGTTATCCTACAAACCACCTCGCTCAGTCACCCGTCCAGAACTGGAAAAACTAGGAGTTTATGAAAACATCCTAAAGCCAGTCGAAGGTGAACTTGCAGAAGGGCCTGGCAAAACTCCAACAGCAATTACATTCGAGCCAGCCAAAAAGGCGGCAATGCTGATGGAACGCAACATGCATGACCAGCTCACCGAGAGCGATGGATCAAACCACCTACGTTCAGTTGCGTTTGAGGCATGTTTGTTTGGCACAGGTATCCTGAAAGGCCCCTTTGCTTTCGATAAGGAGTATCCGAGCTGGGATGATGAGGGGAACTACGCCCCAGAGTACAAAACAATCCCTAAAGTGGAGTTTGTGTCGATATGGGATTTCTATCCTGATCCCGATGCTCGAAACATGTCCGAAGCAGAATTTACGGTACAGCGTCACCGCTTAAACCGTAGCCAGATGCGGGCATTGAAGAGGCGCCCACACTTTCGAGATGAAAGCATCGAGCTGGCAATAGATTATGGCCCTGACTACCAGCGCCAGTATTGGGAAGATGCCTTGGAAGACGATGCATCTACCGATGCGATTGATCGCTACGAGGTGTTGGAATATTGGGGCATTCTAGATGCTGAGTTGGCTGAAGAAGCTGATATCGATCTGCCTCCAGAATTTGAAGATCGGGACGAAGTACAGGTTAACGCTTGGGTTTGTAACGGACAAATCATTCGATTGGTTATCAACCCATTCACACCAACCCGCATCCCATACTCCGCAGTTCCATACGAACTAAACCCATACTCATTCTTTGGCATTGGTGTCGCCGAAAATATGGAAGACACTCAGCTCCTGATGAATGGTTTCATGCGAATGGCAGTCGATAATGGTGCGCTGTCCGGAAACTTGCTCATTGAAGTAGATGAGACCAACTTGGTGCCTGGGCAGGATTTATCTGTGTACCCCGGCAAGGTCTTTCGTCGTCAGCAGGGGGCACCAGGCCAGAGTATCTTCGGCACCAAGTGGCCGAACGTTTCCAACGAACTTCTCATGATGTTCGACAAAGCCCGCCAGCTCGCAGATGAAAGCACAGGCATTCCATCCTATGCGCATGGTATCGGCGGTGTGATGGGTGTAGGGCGCACAGCATCGGGTATGTCGATGCTCATGGGGGCAGCCGCACAGAACATCAAAACAGTTGTTCGCAACATTGATGACTATCTTCTGCGTCCGCTCGGCAAAGCCCTCTATGCGTTCAACATGCAGTTCAATTTCAGTGAAGATTACGCAAAGGGCGATCTAGATGTGTTTGCCCGAGGCACTGAAAGCCTCATGCGCAACGAAATCCGCTCACAGCGCCTACTACAGTTCATGCAGATGTCCGCAAATCCAGCAATGGCGCCATTCATCAAGTATGATTACATCCTGCGGGAAATGGCGGCGTCATTGGATTTAGATGAAGATAAAATCTTGAATGATCCAAGGGAGGCCATGCTGCAAGCCAAGATGATGCAAGAGATTGCTCAAATGATGCCACAGCAGCCTCAAGCAGCCCCACAGGGCGGTGTTCCAAGCGTCAATGATCCGACAGGCTCAGGCGGTGGTAACATCGGTCCGGGCAACGCTCCAGAACCGGGTGCGCCAGGATTTACTGGTGAGGGTGGCGGTGACAACGGTGGTCAGCAAGGTCCCGTTCAGTAGAAACAACTTACTCAAACGGTTCTACATACATCTCACCATTGTGCGAAAGTGGGTCCCAGACTATTTCCTGTTCTTGACGCTCATTTGTGGCGAAGAAGACCTGCGATTTTTCGATGATGGTTGAATGTATTTGTGGATTACTAAGCTTGATGCCTCGATGACCTTTGGCAAATCCCACTGCCACCTGCTTATCCAGTGTCCAAGATAATCCATGCCAGCCGAAGATTTCACAGCCTCGATAAACCTTAAAAGCCCAAGGTAACGAATTAAACCATTTGGCTTCGCTACTTTTCACTACACTATCAGAGTTTTTGTGATGTGCATTGAATAGCTTTTTAAAATCGTTCGTTAAGTCTGAAAAATTATCACAGCCTGTCCAGTTTTGATGGACCAGTTTTACAAAGTCATACCCTGCATCTGCTTTTGCCAGTTTTATAATGACTTTAGCTACATCTTCACTGCCTAACCCTGGACCTATGAGTGTGTAGTCATCCTGCAAATAGCGGTCAGCCAATTCTGCAGCATCAAATTCATCAACATTTAGAGCACTAAACATAGGGCCTCATGGACAAACAGTTCTATCGAACACTTCTAATTCTAGTGAATGATAAAGACGTAATGGACAAAGTCCACAGCTACGTCACAGCCCGAGTTGAGGTTCTTCGCAACCAGCTCGAAATCACCCAAGATATCCAACAAATTTGCGCAATCCAAGGTGCAATTCGAGAGCTAAGACGCCTGGAAACACTGCGGGATGAAGTAATCAAAGGAGCCGAATAATGGCGACGAAAAAAGAAGCCCGTAAGGGCATCAGAACTCAAGAAGGCGAAGAGATGGCCGAGAAGCGTTTTCAGCTTAATGAAGACGATGCGGATCTGAACAACGATGGCCGCTTGAGCAGTTACGAACGTCAACGAGGCGAAGCAATACAAAAGGCAATGGATGATGAGGAATTGGATGACGCCCCTGGCATGTATCATGGTGGGATCGCTTGCGGGTTGGATGCTGGCATCATGGCTGACGAATATTCAGGCAACCCTGTGCCGCCTGGATCAGGACCAGAAAACGTTCGAGACGATATCGAAATAATGGTTTCAGACGGTGAGTATATACTCCCTGCCGATGTCGTTAAGTGGCATGGCCTGAAGCACATTATGATGATGCAGGATGAAGCAAAAATGGGCCTGATGGGCATGTACGACATGGGCCTTATTCAATACGTCGAGGAGGAATCCTACGACGATGAGGAACCTACAGAAACACCTGAAGGCAATGAGGTCGAAGTGGCCGAGGTCGAGGTGGAGATTGAGGAACCTGAAGTCCGAGAAACGGACGAATACATCGAGTCAGATTACGGAACAAAAACATCGATGTTTGGCATGGTGAAGAAGCCCAAAGTGGCCTTCATTGTGTGATTTTAGCTGGGCTACCCGTATTTCGGCCCCCAAGGAACCAACATGGCAAAATATAAACGAGCAGAAGAGTTAGACGACGATCTATCTTACAGCCAAGAAGTGGCGAAACAGCAGGAACCCGCAGAGCCTGAAGTAGAAAATGCGGAAGAGGCATCCTTCAAAAAGCGATATGGTGACCTACGCCGACATTCGCAAAACTTGATGTCACAAAAAGACAAAGAGATTGAGCAACTGAAGCAACAGCTTGATAGCGCAGCTAAAGGGCAAATACGTTTCCCAAAGACTGATGAAGAAATCGAGCAGTGGAGCGCAAAGTATCCGGACGTTGCCAAAATCGTTGATACAATCGCCCGCAAACGAGCCAATGAGGCACTGGAGGAGGGGGAAAGGCGTCTAGGTCACCTCAAGGACCTAGAAACTAAACTCTCTCGCAAAGAAGCTGAACAGCAGCTCTACAAACTTCACCCTGACTTTGGTGAGATTAGGCAAGACCCTACGTTCCATGAATGGGTGCAGATGCAGCCTGCATATATCCAGGACGCACTATATAAAAATAACACAGACGCTCATGCAGCCTCTCGGGCTTTGGACCTTTATAAAGCTGATACGGGACGTCGAAAAACAACCAATAAAAAGTCAGCGGCAACTGCTGTAGGGCGCACATCTAGTTCAACTCCTGGCGTTGAAGGCAAAGCAAAGTTTAGCGAAAGCCAAGTCGCAAAAATGAGTGACCGAGATTACGAGAAAAACGAAGAAGCAATAATGGAGGCTATGCGCTCAGGCGCATTTGTCTATGACCTCTCTGGGGCGGCCCGATAAAAAATGCCCCGCACAAGGCGGGGCCAGTCCAACAGGGAGTGTGGCCGAAGCCACCGTCGGTATGTAGAATCCAGATTCTATAAGGCAAGTAAATTCCCAAAAAGAAAGGTCGGCCCAGATGACTACAAGAATTAGTGGCCGACCAGTTCAACTGACTCCGATAGGGAGGTTGGAGCCAGCGCCCTCACATTTCGTAGCAAGGTTACCGATGGGAGAGGAGTGACAACCTTACTCGGCGAAGAGCAAGCCCCGTCTAGTATGGGGATGATCAAGGAGGCTGCTCTTCTCAGATCACTTCGGATCTGTTGCAGCAACAATGCCTTATTTAGCCCCTAACTGTCAAATTTAATCAACATATTGTGGTGAATTTTTGTGCAAACCGACTTGGTTTGTTCATGAGTTCACAAACTCACCTCATTCAGGGCCGCTTATGCCTACCCCTGAATGAACAAATATCCAGAAGACAAAGACGCAAAGTCCACCAGTGCCCAGAGGCCCGTATATACGGCGGTATATACGCACCCTCCATCAAGCACTGCCGCTCATGGGTCCTTCTGAGAATGCAACGCCATTTTCACAAGGAGATCAACAATGGCATTTGGAAGTGCATCGGGTTATTCAAACCTGCCCAATGGCAATTTTAGCCCAGTAATTTATTCAAAGAAGGTTCAAAAAGCCTTCCGCAAATCATCTGTTGTAGAAGATATTTCTGTGACGGATTACGCAAACGAAATCGCCAACATGGGCGATACCGTTCGCATCATCAAAGAACCAGATATCACAATCAATTCTTACCTCCGAGGCACCACCTTGGCGACACAAGATTTGACTGATGCTGACTTCACAATGATCATTGACTCTGCAAACTATTTTCAGTTCGCATTGGACGATATCGAAGATGCCCACTCGCATGTAAACTTCATTGATCTTGCAACAGATCGAGCAGCTTACAAATTGCGAGATGCATTTGACCAAGACATCTTGGGTTACGTCTCAGGGTATGAGCGTAACGCTGGTAACACTGCTTGGATCGCTCGTTCAGCTTCTGTTGGTACTAAACAAAACGCAGCAGCAGGCGCAGACGAACTTCTTGCAGCGAACAAGTTAGACATCACCGACTTCGGTGGTACGGCTGCATCAGGTACAACTGGTGCGACTGTGAGTGCCCTGACATCCATTCCAGTTGCTGCTGGTGGTGGTACAGGCGCCGTAACTTCACCGCTTGCAGTTCTAAACCGCATGGCTCGTCTCCTAGACGCACAAAACGTCGATACAGACGGGCGCTGGGTGGTCGTTGATCCTGTGTTCAAAGAAATCCTGATGGATGAGGACGCAAAGCTGATCAACGCTGACTTTGGTGGAGAAGGTGAAGTTCGTAACGGACGTATGCCTGGCACAATCCGAGGTTTCCGGGTCTACACATCAAACAACCTACCTTACTTCGGTACAGGTGCTGGCACATCTGCTTCAGCAGGTTCTCGTCAGAACTTTGGTGTGCTTGTTGCGGGTCATGACAGCTCATTGGCAGTTGCTGACCAAATCGCAAAGACGGAATCCTTCCGTTCACCAGACACATTCGCTGACATCGTACGAGGAATGCAATTGTACGGTAAGAAAATCCTTCGCAGCGAAGGCTTGGTTACAGCAAACTACAACTTGGCTTAATCGCCAATTCGGGGGCAGGGCAACTTGCCCCCACAGTCATTTTAAGGACCATCCATGCCCAGCACATACATAAACCTTTGCAATATGGTGTTACGCCGTATCAATGAAGTGGAAATGACATCTGCTGAATTTGCGGGTGTGAGAGGCGTACAGGCACTCGTTAAGGATGCGGTACGAGCAGCGATTGCAAAGATCAATCAGGCTGAGTTTGAATGGCCCTTCAATGCAAGCGAACATACGCAAGTGCTTGAAGTGGGCAGGACCGAATATGATTGGCCTGACTATTTCAAAATCGCAGATTTTAACTCATTTCAAATCCAGAAGGATGACAGCTTAGGGGTAAGTTACAAAACGCTTTCGCCAATAGAGCGGGATGAGTGGTACGCTAAACATCGGGATACCGACTACGATGCGGGATCAACGGGCAGGGCCGTTCCTGATTTCGTATTTCCGAGCCATGGAACAGGCTTTGGCGTAACGCCATCTCCTGACAAAGCATACAGCCTTCGGTTTCGGTATTACCTCAACTATGCGGATCTGACGGCACATGATGATGTCACCCGTATCCCAGAAAGTTTCGACACCGTCATCATCGATGGTGCGCTTTATCACCTCTACATGTTCAAAGATAATATCGACGCAGCGAATGCAGCGTTTCAGGCGTTTACGCTTGGTCTGAAGGACCTCCAAACCCTCTATATCAATTCATACGAATACGTTCGGGACACTAGGATCGCTTTCTAGATGGCTGATGAAATTCAAAGTTTTAAACTTGTCTGTTCGGGCGGTTTAAACTCCAACCAAAATCACTTGTACTTATCCGAGGCCGCAGCAGGTTCGGCAACTCGCTTAGTCAACTTTGAACCTAGTCTGTATGGTGGATACCGCCGTATGGAAGGTTTCAAATTACTTGAAGAGTTGGATGTCACAGTAGGTGGCGCAAACGCTGAAGGGAAAGTCCTATGCGTTGCGATTTATAAGAACGAGCATATCGGTAATCCCTACATCATTGCTGCCCGTAAAGATGTCGGAGCGAATACATACAAATTTTATAAGTTTGTTTCGCAGGTCGGCTGGCAGGCAATGACCAACAGTCTGACGCTGAATACCACAGATGGCGTTCGCACAGTCGATAAAATTCGTCATGTTCAGTGGGATTTTGGTGACGGTTCGCACATTGCATTTGCCGATGGCGTAAACAACGCAATCATCTTTAATGGTACAAATTGGTATCAGCTCAACAGCTCAAATACAGGTGGTACCGCAAGTCCAGGTGGCGACCAGATCGTCAATGCACCAGCACTTGTAGACGTTTTTGAAAACCATTTGTTTCTGGGCGGCGATAGAGCATCTCGCTCTGTTCTTTGTCACTCGGCACCTGGTGATCCATTTGATTTTACAAATGCAGCAGGCGCTGGGCAGATTACTCCAGGCTTCAATATCGTTCAGTTTAAACCCTTTCGAGATGATCTCTTTGTCTTCGGCACCAACAGCATCAAAAAGGTATCACCAGACATCACTGCAGGCTTTGTAACCGACCAAGTTACAACCAACGTTGGATGTATCGCCCGAGACAGCGTTCTTGAAATTGGTGGAGACCTAATGTTCTTGGCACCCGATGGTTTCCGTCCCGTTTCAGGCACAAGCCGGATCGGCGATGTTGAACTCGAAACGATCTCAAAACCAATCCAAGTCACCCTCGTTGATATGATCCGAGAATACGACATGGATACCATCAACGGGGTAGTTATCCGATCTAAATCCCAAGTGCGGTTTTTCGTAGGTGATGACAACGATAGTAACGTTACAAGTTCCTATGGCATTATCGGCGGTCTAGCGAACCAAGATGGTTCAATCGGCTGGGAGTTTGGAGAGCTGACGGGTATCCGAGCGTCCTGCACCACATCGGATTACATTGGACGAACTGAGTATGTTCTGCATGGAGATTACGATGGCAAAGTTTATCGGCAGGAGCAGGGGACAGACTTCAATGGCGAAGACATAATCGCCGTATACGCAACTCCATACTTGGATTTTGGTGATACCGAAGTGCGCAAAACAATGCGCAAGGTAAACACTTTCATTCGCTCGGAAGGCCCAGCGACAGTTTACCTTTCTATGAGCTACGACTGGGGCGATTACAACACTGCTCGGCCTAGCAGTTACAACCAAACATCAGCAGGTGGTCCGGTTGAATATGGTGGTCGCAATATCGACTACGGCGCAGCAAACGTCCTCTACGGCGGTAACTCCAAACCCATTATGACAACTGATGTTCAGGGATCTGGCTTCTCAGCCCGAGCCACATTCGTATCCCTCGGCCAGTCAGAACCTTTTTCAATCCAAGGGCTGGTATTTGAATTCTCTATTTCAGGAAGGCGTTAACGCATGGCAGGATACACTCGACAGTCTCGCCCCGATATTATCAACGGCGCTGAGATTACGGCACCACCACTCAACGCCGAATTTGACCAACTAGAAGATAGTTTTAGCACCACTGGCCACACCCATGATGGTACGGCAGGCAATGCGCCAAAGATTAATCTGCAAACATCCGTAGACGGTTACTTACTTCCTGCGAATGGTGGGACAGGTGGTCAGAACAATGTCACAGCGACAACCAATCCAACCGTAACGGATGACGTAAACGCAGGCTACGCACCAGGAAATATCTGGTACAACAGCACTACCGCTCGTTTCTTTATTTGCTCGGTGAATACTGCGTCAGCCGCTCAGTGGTTTGAGGTTGTCGGTGTTGCAAATAACCTGATCAGCCCTGAAACAACCAACACCGTAGACATTGGCTCAACAACCAACCGCTACAAAGACCTTTACCTGTCTGGCTCAGTCTCTGGTACAGCCAACGCCACTTTCGGTGGTACGCTAAACGTCACTGGTACAACCACACTCACAGACGTTAACGCTACAGGTAATGCCACAGTAGGCGGCACTCTAGGCGTTACTGGCCTAACCACATTAGCCCAAGTTGATGCTAACTCTGGTACAATCGACAATACCGTTATCGGCGGCAATACGGCTTCACCGATTACGGGTACGACGATCACTTCTACCAACGGCTTCACAGGCGATATTACAGGTGATGTCACTGGTAACGTCACAGCGGCTACTGGTACTTCTAGCTTTGATAACATCAACGCTTCAGGCACTATCACAGGCAACGTCACTGGCAACATTACTGGTAACGTAACCGCAGCCACAGGCACCTCTAGCTTTAACGATGTAACGATCTCAGGCACACTGAACATGGACGGTAATACTACCGCCACTATTCAGAACCTGACTGATCCAACCAACCCACAAGACGCAGCCACAAAGAACTATGTCGATACTGAGGTAGCAGCCCTAGTCGATGCAGCCCCTGCAGCCTTAGATACGTTGAACGAACTAGCTGCAGCTATCAACGACGATGCTAACTTTAGCACTACAATGACGAATGCATTGGCGGGTAAGGTTGCTGATACTGGCGACACCATGACAGGCAACTTGATCATGTCTGGTGCAACGGTCACTGGCCTACCTCTACCTACAGCCAACACTGAGGCAGCATCCAAAGCCTACACTGACCAACAGGACGCTCTACAAGTATCCCGCTCTGGCGATAGTATGTCAGGCCAATTGGCTATGGGGCTGAACAAGATCGTTAACTTGGGTACGCCAACTGCGAATACGGATGCGGCGACCAAAGTGTATGTAGATGGCATTCTAGGCTCTGCTACAGCGGCTTCTGCTTCGGCAGCGGCGGCAGCTACCTCTGAGGCAAATGCTGCAGTATCTGAAGCTAACGCACTGGCCTCTGAGAACACTGCTAGAGATTGGGCAATCAAGACTAGCGGCACTGTCGATGGTACTAATTACAGTGCTAAATATTGGGCGACACAGGCAGACGTAGGAACTATTGCGACCAACATAGCGGATATAAATACAGTCGCCGCCGATATCGCCAATGTGTCCCTCACTGGAGGGTCAATTGCATCAGTCAATACTGTGGCGAATAATATCAATAATCTGAATGATTTCTTCGATACATACTTCGTTTCAGCTACCGCACCTACCGCCCCAACGTATGACGTTACAGAGGGTGACCTTTGGTTCGATACGACTGCGCAGGTGCTTAAAGTTCGCTCGACTAGCGGGTGGCAGAATGCGGGTTCCTCAGTCAACGGAACAGCGGAGCGTAAGGATTATGTCGTTGGTACGGCATCAGGAAGCTACGGCGGTACGTCCACCACAACCTTCCCCGCAATTTATGACACTGGGTACGTTGATGTGTACCTGAACGGGGTCAAACTAGCCCCAACAGACTTTACCGCCACTGACGGTGCGAATGTGATCCTCGGCAGCGCAGCGGCAACGGGAGATACAGTCTCCATTGTATCCTTCGGAACCTTTGTAATTGCGGATCACTACAACCAAACACAGGTCGATGCACTCATTGAGGATGTCGAAGCACTAGCTCTAGCAGGAATTTAATCATGCCTATAAACACCAACACTTTTGAAAGTAATCTTACTACTAAGATTAACGCTACAAGTGGCACAACGGACGCAAAAGAGTTCCTGCTACTTGGCAAAGCAATCGAAGCCGTAACACCTTCAGTCGTCGTACAGGACGTTATTGATGAAGGTACAACCCAAACTACAGCGGTTAACACAGCAGGTACAACGCAGGTTACAGCGGTCAACACTGCGGGAACAACGCAAGTCGGCCTAGTCCAGACTGAGGGCGCAACCCAAGTCGCAGCGGTACAGGCGGCAGGTGCGGGGTATGCACAGCTAACAGGAGCAACCTTCACTGGCGGTATTTCAGGTACGACAGGTACGTTTTCAGGTGCGTTATCCGCAACAGACTTAACGCTTTCTGGTAACCTCACAGTTTCTGGAACAACCACAACCATTAACACCGCTACACTGGATGTTGCAGACCTAAACATTACAATAGCAGACGGTGCGGCAAATGCGGCTGCAGCCAACGGCGCAGGTATTACGGTAGATGGTGCATCAGCAAACATCACCTACACATCTGCTACCGATACTTGGGACTTCAATAAGGCCATTACAGGCTCATACACAAACCTACATCCTGAGCTTACGACTACCTCTGCAGCAACAACGCAGACGATCAACATGAATGAGCCTATGCATCATACCACTATGACTGCAGCTACGGCCTTTTCTGGGATCAATATTGCAGCGGGTAAAACTTCAATGATGGTTCTGGATACGTCTGCAACGCCTCATACTCCGACTTGGAGTTCCGACATTAAGTGGCCCGATGCAACAGAACCTACTTGGGCAGATTACCGTTACTGGATCGTATCAATGACTTGCTTAAACGGCACAACAATCTTGGCTTCGGCTCAGGGTTATACGGTATAAGGGGGTAAGCTAATGAGTTTACCAACAAACTTTTTTATAGGTAAGGGCGGCGGCGAAGAACCTCTCTTTGCTTTCACTACGCATACTTTTACCAATGCGGGTGCCAACTATCAAACTGGCCCTTCACAGACGATGATTAACAACAATTACCCTGCAGTGATTTCCGCAAACACTGTAGTTACGAGCGGTATCCAAGCGTTTACTCTACCTTCTACGGGTACTTACGAAATGGTTGGTTATGGTGCGCACTGTCGAGATGGTTTGAGTAGAGGTGCGAGAATTGAAGCTCGGAGAAAATTCAACCAAGGTGATGTGATAAAAATTCTTGTTGGGCAACAGGGAAATAAAAGTTCATATAACAATAGTGGTCATGGCGGGACATTTGTGTTTTTTAATGCTACTGACCAATATCCTATCTTAGTAGCAGGTGGCGCAGGCGGGGCATCGCAGAACAATAACCCCACTGGTTCAGGCGCTACCTCTGAAAGTTGGGGGCAAATTACTGAACAGGGCGGCAAAGGACGTACTGGCTCATCTACTGGTTCATATTCGCAGAGCAGCCTCGGTACAGTTGGTCATGGCGGTGTTACTGGTTCAGACCCTAATTATAGAAGTGGTTCTGGTGGAGGGTGGCTGTCTAATGGTTCAGCAAACTCTCAAGGCTGTACTTATTCCAGTTCAATTCAAGGTGGGTTTGCCCCTAGAAATGGTGGTCAAGGCGGCTACGGTTCAAACGGAGGCGTCTATTATGGCGGTTTTGGCGGCGGTGGCGGTCTTAGTGGGGCTTGTGGATCGTCTGCCAACGGCGGTGGCGGTGGCTACACTGGTGGCGCAGGTGCAAATACTTGCTGTGACGGTCAGGGCGGGGGTGGCGGTAGTTTCACCGATAGCCTCTGTACTAACATTTCAAAGACACAGGTTAGAAGTACCCTCAACGGCGGGAATGGTTGGTTTACCCTAACCTATTTAGGATAAGATATGTCCGCTCTACCAAGTATACCTGAGTTTTCTAAACAGCGTTTCGCAATCTGTAAGTCATGTGAACTATTTGGTTCTGTTACACAAATTTGCGGATCATGTGGATGCTTCATGCCAGCTAAAATACTAATCAAAGGTGTTAACTGCCCAGAAAATAAATGGGGTAAATACGAGGAACCCACACCATGAGCAAAGCAAGACTATTAGCCGATCTCCTACGGGACGAAAAAATATCCCTGGCAGAAGTCTCTGGGGAAGCATCATCATCAGACTTCAATGTTAACCAATCCGATTACAACACTTCTGACGTAAGCCTAAACCAAAAGGTGACGGCTCTTGAAGATGAAAATTTACTCAATTTAGGGGTCTAACCAATGCCAACAACTAATACTAATTTCAGCACACTTATTAGTGCTATTGATACCAAAGCGCAGTCATTAGCTGCATCTACAACTGATCCAAAAGACTTGGTCTTCTTGGGCAAAACAGTTGAGGCTTTAAACGTAGCAGATACCGTTTCAGGCGTTATCGATGAGGGCGACACTCAGGTAGCAAGGGTTACTGCCGAAGGTACTACACAGGTAGCCGCCGTTGCTGCACAAGGTGCTAACTATGCGCCTCTATCAGGTGCCACATTCACAGGCGCAGTGACTATCCCTGATCTAACGGTCACAGGCACTACCACAACCATTAACTCTACAAACCTGAACGTAGCAGATGCTAACATCACTATTGCTGATGGCGCAGCTACCAGTGCAGCGGCTGATGGTGCGGGTATTACTATTGAAGGTGCGGATGTTAACTTCCAGTATTCCGATACTGGTAAATACATGAGCCTGAATAAAACCCTTCAGCTTGATCAAGCGATTATGGAACGGGTGAAATACACCACTTCAGGTCAAAGCACAGTTAGTACTGATATTAACAATATTGGTACAGGCAGAGGTGCAATTGTTTTTGATTTAACAGATGCCACTGCAAACCGCACACTGAACATTAATATGGCAGGTACAGACACCATTGATAGTGTTATGGCGCAGGGCGATGCCATGACCGTAGTGGTTGGTGTTAAAAATGGTGCTACCGCATACTACCTAAACGCATATCAAATTGAAGGAACCGCTGTTACTCCACTTTGGCAGGGCGGCTCTGCACCTACAGGTGGTAATGCAAACAGCCATGACATCTACACATTCACTGTAATTAAACAAGCTACTAACCAGTTCCAAGTTTTGGCTTCAATGTCACAATTCGCATAATAGGAGATCGACACAATGAGTTTGATTATTCCTAAAAAACAACCTTTGTATGCGCCGATGTTAGGCACATTTGGCGGCGGGTCTGCTAGGGGATTTGGACAATTTGGTGGTGCTGCAGTTTTAGCAGGTGAGGTTATTCTTGAGGGCACTCAAAGTACAGCCAGCAGCACAGTGACTAGCCGTAACTGGACAGTACCAGCGGGTGTCTCTTCCATCTCTATTGTTGCCGTAGGCGGCGGTGGTGCAGGTGCGGATCGGCATGATGGTATGGGCGGCGGTGGCGGTGGCCTAGCATGGTATAATGATGTACCCGTTAATGCGGGTGATACCCTCGTACTTAATGCAGGTGCGGGGGGTACTTGGGGTTCACTAACTACTACCAGAAGCAACACTGATGGTGCATCTGGGGGTTCGAGTTACATTACCCTAACTAATGGCTCAAATATGTGCATTGGATATGGCGGCCCGGGGGGTAACCATAACACTTATTCTTCCACAAACCAATGGTACTCTGGTGGGCAATATGCAAATTCCGATGGTGGCGGTGAAGGCGGTCAGATACTGCGTAAGTCTGGTTCAAGGTCTGGCGGCAGTGGTGCAGGAGGCTATGCGGGTAATGGGGGCCGAGCAGGTGCGCAGCAATATGATACAAACTACTTCCCGCAACAGGGTCAAGGCGGTGCAGGTGGTGGAGGTAACGGCTCTAACGGTTCCAACCCACAATTTTGCTCTGGCGGCGGCGGTGTAGGTATCTACGGACAAGGAGCAAACGGTACTGAGTCTCAGCTACAAAGTGGTAGCACAGTAAGTTCTGCACAGGGTGGCTCTGGTGGTGGTGCTTCATCTGTTAGTGGCGGTAACCACAGCTTTCCGATGCCAAACGGTGGTAGTTACGGCGGCGGGGGCGGCGGTGCGCACAACGGCGACTACCCTGGAAATGGTACAAGGGGAGTAATTCGGGTAATTTGGGGGGAAGTTCCTAGACAATTCCCAAATACAAATGTGGATTTGGCAAACTCATTTGATAACGTCACTTACCTCTAAAACCTCTTGCAACCTAACCGCATAAGTGCTATACTCTAAATCACAATTTTTCAACAAATTTAGGTACTTATGACAGAAGAAACCTCTGAGTTTCGGTCTGTTCTATTACCCTCGAAAGAAGTTCTAAGGCTTTGGCCTACACTGGAACCAGAAATCACTAAAGCCTTAGAACATGGTATAGATGAACTGACCGCTTTCGATGTCTGCAGACAAGCCCTCGACAACAAAATCCAAGTTTGGGCAACCATCGATAGAGACAACAAAATAGTCTGCACCACTACAACCCGCATACTGCCATACGAAAGCACAAAGGTGCTGCAGATCATTACCTGCACAGGCAGCGGAAGACAGTGGAAAGAATTTTACGAACAGCACAGGGCCGTAGAAGATTTCGCAAAGGCTAATGGCTGTTCAAGCGTACAGGTTTGGGGCCGCAAAGGTTGGCAGCGTAACCTGAAAAAACTCACAAGTAGATCAGGTCACAAATACGAAACCCTCTACTACGTTTTCAATATGGAGATTTAAATGAAGACCTTAGACCCAATTGGCCTATTTCGGTATCTAAATCCTAGAGCCAGTGGGCTTATCGTTTTTAAAGGCGGCGGCGGCGGTGCTTCTGCAGAGCAAGTGGACGAAAGTGTGGCTGCAGGTACAGCGGCGGTAAATGAAAATACCAATGCGAGAGCGGCAGAAGCTGCAGTGGTTGGCGAAGAGATTAAATCCAACCAAGGCACCATGATGGATAATCAGGCAGGGCTTAAATCAGGTCAGGCTGATATTCGCAGAGACATTGCCAACATCCCACAGACAACGGTTGTTTCGCAGACAGTCGATACATCTGGTATTGAGAACCGTATTGGTAGCCTTGAAGGTACTACAGATCGGGGATTTGCAGATGTAGGTGGTCGCTTGGATACAGTGAACAGCACACTTGGTGATGTACAAGGTTCTGTTGATACAGGCTTTGCAAGCATGAACCAGAACTTCAATGATATTACTGAGGGTCAGACAGGCATCCAGAATACCCTGACAGACGTTGCAGGTAACATGACTGAACGCTTCGATACTGTAGACAACACACTGGATACAGGCTTCACAGGCGTTAATGAGAACATCAATACGCAGTTTGATACTCAGAACCAAAACCTAACAGATATGTCTGCTAACATTCTTGGCGGTCAAACCAGTTTGCAGGAATATTTGGAAGGGATGTCTGGCCGAGCGGATACTTATTATGGCGGTCTGGCAGAGAGCCAAGCGAACTTACAAAACAACCTATCTGGGCTTCAAAGCGGCTTTACCGATTTCCGAGATGCCTACGACACCAACACCACTCTAGCGAACCAAACCAGAGCGGAGTTGATGGATACGGTTTCAGGTGGGTTTAATAAGGTTCGAGGCGCAATTGCTGACAACTTCCAAGACACCCGCAGCGACATCAATCAGGTGTCAGCGCAGGTGGATAATGTTCAAAACCGCCAAGCAAACTTGAACCAAACACAGACCCAAGATTTCACAAACACACTTCGGGATTTGGCTTCTGGTCTTGAGGCAACAACTAGAGATCAGGCTGCATCCCAGAATGATGTTTTGAACCGTTTGGACACTGTGAAACAGGTACTTGCGGCACAAGGCGAAAACATCCCTGAAGACATTAGAGCGCAATACACAGCGTTGGCAATGTCCTTCGATCAAAATGGTCGTCTGATCAGGGAAAGTGTTGATGACCAAGGTGTCATTACCCGCCGAGCCATGGATGACCAGAGCAACGTTTTGATGGCTCAGTTCAATCAGCAGGGCAATATGCTTGGTCAATCTATGATCAACGTAAACAGCCTGCTCAGACAGATGGATAACTTTGGTTACACAGGAACAGGCGCACAGCCTGGCTCACTTGCTCCACAGCAATTGGCGAACCGCAGAGCTGCGATTGAAAGCGGCTTGATGGAACGCCAAGACCCATATTTCAACACATTCGCTTAATTAAACAAAATATCTGGCGTTAATTCACAATAACCTTTTGATTTCTTCGTTGTATCGTCTGCAGGCCATTTAGTTATTCCAATTGCCTGAATTAGCCCATCCTTGGTCGATACTGAACGCAATTCCCAAATTTCTAAATCATCTACATATTTAGAAAAGTATGTCGCTGTTTGGAAATCCATGGTCATCAAAGTAAGTGGATACATTTTTCTGACCCCAGATGACTGGTTCAAGTAGAATCCCGGTGAATTTCTCAAATCTAAATAAGCTGGATAAAATTCATAAAACGACCCGGGATATTCCAATGTGCAAACATAAAGCCTTGTGTCAGAAAAATCAAAAATCGCAGTTCCGTTTTTTTCAGCAGACGCAGAAATAGCAAAAATTGAAAGCACAAAAGCGAGTAAATTTTTCACAACAAAATCTCCAACCAACAGGATCAGTATGCATCCCAAATCAACAAGTGATCAAGGAATAAACCTTATCAAAAAATTTGAGGGCCTGGCCAAAGTCAATACTGATGGCATGGTCGTCCCATATCGTTGCAGCGCAAATGTTCTAACAATCGGCTACGGTCACACCAAAGGTGTTAAAAAGAACATGCGGATCACAAAGGAAGAGGCTGAAGGGTTTCTTCGATTGGATCTGAAAGACTCCGAAGCTGCAGTCAAAAACCTAGTCACTGTACCTCTAACGCAGAACCAGTTCGACGGTTTGGTTTCATTTGTATTCAATCTCGGGCAGGGTGCCTTTGCCAGCTCAACCTTGTTGAAGAAACTGAACGCTGGGGATTATGCAGCAGTACCTGCGCAATTGATGCGCTGGAATAAGGCTCGGGTAGGTGGGGTGTTGAAACCCCTCAACGGTTTAACCCGCCGCAGATCCGCTGAAGCAACATTGTTCACCTTAGACGCAACACTGCCATCGGATGATCCTGATGTCCCAATGCCACAAAAGCCTGCGGTCATGGATAAAAAGCCGTTGGCTAAATCCCGCACTATGGCTGGGGTTGGTATTGCCGGAGCAGCGACTGCACTGAATGAAACAGCAGGGCAGCTACAGGGTCTTGTGGGCTACGCTGACAGCCTGAAAACAGTATTCCTGATCTGTGCGCTGGGAGGCATCGCCTTGGCTGCATACGCCCGTTACAGCGACCAGAAAGACGGTGTCGATGTTTAACATCTTCGGCAAAATTAAAGACGGGATTATCGCCACCTTAATACTGGCTATTCCCATTATTTATGTTTTCGGCAGAGCCAAAGGCAAAGCTGCTGAAAAACACAAAGTTCTGAAAGACGAACTTGAGGCCCAGAACAAGGCCACAGATTTTTACAAAGCGATGGCTGAACATGAAGACGATCATAATGTCGATAGTCGCAGCGGTCTCACTGACAGGTTGCGCAGGGACGGTCTATAGGACCAATCTGCAGGTCTACTGCCCCCCAATCCAAAACTATTCCCAAGAACATAATAACGACCTGGCTGATGAGTTGGATGCGTTGCCTGACGGGTACTACGCAATTCCATCTACAATCGCAGATTACGCAAAGTTGCGAGATCGGATTAGGGCCTGCGAAAATGAAAAGGACAAAATCTGATGGCGAATACCTGGCAACAAGATTTGGCAAATTCCCTGACGAAAAACGATGGGAAAAGCTATGTGGATGGCGTTCTTACGGATGACAAAACTGGTCAGGCGATAGACGACAGCAGTGCTGTTGTTGGCAAGGATGGAAGTGTTTTTACTTCTAATGACGATAATTCCAACAACGTTTCTAACACCGTAACCAATATCAAAAACAAAGTCACAAATGTAGCGACTGGCATCAAGAATGACCTAGCGATGGGTTACGACAAACTGATGCTGTCCGATGAGGAATTTGTCAATAAATACGGTGCTGATGTTGTTGCTGACTTTGATAGCCGCACCAAAGTCACACAAAAGGTGAATGAAAATAAAACTTACACTGCATTAGAGCTGGAACAACTGTTTGGTTTTACGCCAGCCGAGATTGAATCCTATAATCAGAAGTTGGCGATGAAGGAAGCTGGCATTGATCCAAATGATGATAACTCATCTGGAACAGGCACAGGTACAGATGGAGCAGGCACAGGTACTGATGACGGTACAGCCGTAGACGAAGGTCCATCACCTCTGTCTGCCGATAGCATTCTGGAGATGGCTGAGAAGGCTGGTCTTATTGCGTCTAACGAAGATGTTGCGGCACTTGTTGCTGACCCTAAAGGGTTCATCGAAGCAAGAGGTGGTAATCTATCACAACTCGCACAAACACTGCAGCTCGACCCAAATACGGCAGGTGCGCTGCTCGATCCAAACAACCCCAACTATTTGCTTAAAGGCAATCTAAGTTACACACCGACAACGGTGTCAGGGACACAGGTTTCAACAGCACCAACCAATGTTGGTCCAGCAACGTATGAAACTGCAACGATTACAGATCGTTTGGGTAACCCACAGTACAATGTTGATCCGGTTACGGGAGAGATCCGTTCCGAGAACCTCGTTGATGCGGATGCAATCCAGACCGACATGCAGGGTGCCGCCACAGGCTTCAATGCGGATGGTTCGGTTAATCAGGTAGGCCAAGCACTCAACGATTATGTCACACAAAACTTCAGCCAAATCATCGACACAAATACCGTAGCAGGCAAACTGCTGGCGCAGGAGTTGGGCGAGGGGAATTACACCGACAGTAAGGCCACAATCCTTGGTCAGATGGAGATTATCTCAGAGCAATTTGTGGACGCTGCTGGGAACCCTAAAATACCCTCATGGGCGCAGGGAACGGCTCGGAATGTATCCCGCACAATCGCATTTAAGGGCATGACTGGGACGGCTGCTACAGCGGCTATGGCAACAGCGATTATGGAAGCGTCATTGGGCGTTGCGGAAAAGGAGGCAACCTTTTTCCAAACACTGACGACCAAAAACCTTGATAACCGACAGGCGGCGATCATCAACAAAGCCAACGTTTTGGCGAACTTGGAAATGGCTAATCTGGATGCTCGGGAAACGGCAGCGGTCACAAACGCTAAAGCCTTCCTGCAGATGGATTTGACCAATCTGACGAACGAGCAGCAAGCTGAGGTCATAAACACCCAGTCAAAGGTGCAGGCACTGTTTGAGGATACGGGCGCAACCAATGCACAGCGTCTATTCACTGCCGAAAACCAAAATGATTTCACAAAGTTTTATGATCAGATTTCAGTGCAGGTTCAGCAGTTCAATGCAGAGCAGATGAACTTGATGAAAAAGTTCAATGCGGGTGAGATCAATGATGCTGCTGAATTCAATGCTGCGATGGAAGACAGTCGCCAGAAATTCTACAGCGAGATGCAATTCCAGATCGACACTGCAAACGCAAAGTGGCGTCAGACAGTTGCAACTGCCAATACACAGATGTTGTTTGAAGCTGCAGCGGCTGATGTGCGCAACATTCTCGACATTTCCCAAGAAGGCTTGAACCGGACATGGGACCGAGCAGATGCCATGATGGATTACATCTTCAAGGGCAGTGTTGCTGAAGAAGAATTTGAACTGAAACTTCTGCTAGGTCAGTTGAATGCACAAGCTGCATCAACAGGTGGTGGTGGAGGCAGCTTTGTCCAAGACCTAATCAAGATGGGTGTTACGAAATGGCTATTTTCAGATGAGCGTCTAAAGGATGACATCACATTCTATGAAGAGCTGAACGGCATCAATTTCTACACTTGGACTTGGAACGAAGAAGCCAAACGCATTGGCGCAGATAAATATCCTGCGTTCGGTGTGATTGCGCAGGAAGTTATGAAAACCCGCCCAGATGCGGTGGACGAAGGTCCATATGGCTACCTGCAGGTAAATTACGGGAAATTAAAAAATGAAGTTTGATGACGCTGTTAAGCGGTCAATCAAAGCATTCCTGGACGGACGACTACCGACTGCTTTGATTGAGGCGCAGGGGAAGGACCTGATCTACACCCCTGAATACCTCGATGAGTTAGAAGCCTCATTTGCCGAAGAACCAGACATGGAGGACGCAGATGGAACTTCTGTTTGATATGCCGATCCCCGGCGAAAACTACATGTCGGATACCCGTAACTACCCTTGGCACCGACCCCCAGAAATTACTGATTATGATGAAGCCGTTGATTACTTAATTGAGCGTTTGGCGGAACCAGAGCAATCAGAGTTGATCTATTCATTGATTGAATTGGAACAGCCACTGGCTGGGATCGTTGCTGGCCTAATGATGCAATCAATCGGCAGAGGTAAGTTTGGCATTGATCTAGCGATTTTGGCGGCAGGTCCTGTTTATCGTTATCTGCAGATCATCGCTGAACAGAACGGGCTGAAATACGAGAGCGGACTTGAAGACAAGGGCCGTATCCCAATCACACCCACCATTTTGAAAGCAGCGGTTGGACTGATTGATGAAGATGTTCCTGAAATAGTGGAAACACCTGCAGAGCTGATTGAACCCATTGGAATGGGCCTCATGAGCCAGAAGGTGACCAGTGGCGAAGCAAGCCCTGACGAACAAGCCCGGATGCTTGGTCTAGTCGAAGCGGAGGACGAAGATGCCCTACAGTGATACGAAAACCCAACTCCGCAAAGATTTAGCCGCAGGTAAGTTCCAGCAAGAGGGCAAAGGCTTTCTAAGTGATGTCGCTGATATGTACATGGATTATGCGCTGCGTTCTATGTTGGCCGAGGAGTCCGACGAGCGAGCCGCAAAAAAGGCGGCTGAGAAAGATCGTAAGACAAAGATTGCGAATTCAATCAAAGAGGCCAAAGCCAAGGAGGCACAGGCTCGGGATTATCAACGCAAAGCCACAAATCTGCTCAGAGATGTTGGTTTTTCGGAGCAGTTAGACAACCCAAACTTCATGAAAGTGGCCATGGAGCAAATCTATGCTGCAGAGGGAAATTACAATTCAGCTCTGACCCGTATGGAAACGCTTAAATCTGATGGTCGCTTAAAGGTATTGGGGCCGATGCAAGGACCAGCCATACCGGGACGCCCGGAAAGCCTCGATATAGCAACCGCATCCACATCAAGAGCGATTGATGCAGAGTTAGCGGATACAGGAACATCTGAAACTGCTGAAACTATTTTGGCAATGACAGATGGTCAGCCTGGTCAGCAGAACTTCAAGAATGCGCTTGAAGAACAAATGGCTGGGATCATGGAGGCTCAAACGCCTGTATCTGAGGTTAGTGGTTTCCGTTCTGAATTACGCAGTTCGGAGAGTTCTGGTGATCCAACAGCAGTTGATTTCAACAAAGAGGACGGCAAAGACCATGCTGGCTTGTATCAGTTTGGCCAAGACCGCTTGAACGAAATCAATAATGCGCTGGGTACCAACTACACAGTCGAAGACATCAAGGCAGGAAATGTTAGCGAAAATGAACAAGAACGCCTTGCTGACTGGCATTTCGCAGACATCGACAAGTTCATCGAAGACAAAGGTCTCGATAAGTTCATTGGGACTGAGATTAACGGTGCAACCGTAACTCGGGCAGGGATGGCAGCAGTTGCTCACCTAGGCGGAAAAGGTGGTTTAGAGCAGTTCTTATTGACGGACGGGGCTGTAGACCCTTCAGACGGGCGTACAAAGCTGTCTGACTACATGAAACGCTTTGAGCAATCGCAGTACACAGAAACTCAAATGGACGAATTGGGGTTAGACCCGAACCAGCAGGGGCTGATGATTGCGCCAATTACGCCGCCCGATACAAGTACGGAATACATGAAGGGTCTAAACTCAGTGAACGAAATCATTGGGCGTAAGGCACAGGTCCTCGCTGATCCTAAGTTACCTGTGAAAAAACAGAATGATTTAATCGAGCGTTTAGACAAAGCTATGGCTGAGATGATCGCTCAAAAAGAAGCAGACGCAGCCAAAAATCAAGAACCTCAACTTTATGGGTTACGCAATAAAGACGGTAAGATTGTTGCGGGACAGCTAATTCGAGGCATCCGAGTTGATGGTGGGATAAAGCGGTCAGGTGATAACACAGTAATGGAAGGCGATTTCGTCTACATACCCGAAGACAGTGTCGAAAGCGTAATCAAATACAACAACGACACAGTTGAGCAAATCACAGTGCAGATGGCCTCAGACGCCAACTTGGCTCGGGACATTGTGGACCTAAGAGACATCATTGTTCAGAACCCAGCAATTACTAACCGATTTGCTGTCGGAGCGTCACAAGTATCGACATTCCTTAAGGAGGGCGTATCGGCGGTTGCTAGTCTGATGGAGGAGGACCAAGAGTACAGCTATGAGCAAGCTGTTGGTCTCCTTGATCGCATAGAAGATTTGACGCCTCAACGTCGAGAAGCAGAGATGCTCAAGCTGCGGGTCGCTTATGGTTTAGCCCGTCTACAAGGCTCAAGCGGAATGTCTTTGTCGGATAAAGAATTGAAGGCACAGTTGGACAGCGTTCTGGCGAATGGCGACCCAGCTAAGGCACTTTCATTATTGAACCGTCAGTTGAAGTCATTGGTAGAAAGTTCTGAAACTACTAGAAAAACTCGGGTTAGCGGCTTCTTCGATCCAGAGGGTGCCGGGGATGTATTTGGTAACGCAATTTGGAACCAATCCATGGATGATTACATCCGAGGTGAAATTGGCGAAGATCGTTTGCAATCATACGATGATGCCTTAGCAGGTAACACTGATTACAATCTACCACCAGCAGCGGCAGACCCCGTAGAGGACCCAGTAAAAGCCATCGAAGATTGGTCAAATGGTAGTGTAATTAATGGTATCGCATCAAAATCGCTTATGGCCGCACAAGTTGAGCGCATTCGCAACGCTGAAGGGTTAGGCGACAACAAAGCACAATTGGTTGAGGAGTTGTATGAGGCACTTCTGGCTGACTTCCGCAAAGCAGGATTTGAGCAGCTAACCATGCAATCACTGAAAAACATATTGGAGCCGAATTAATGGCTGAAGAGTTAAGTGAAGTTGAAAAATTTGCTCAACGTATAAATGAGCAATATGGTAGTAATATCATTGATTTAAATATTGAAACTAATGTCAATGAGAACGTTGAAGCATTGCCCGGTGGCAACATTGGTATTGATGTAACCGACGAGATCAAAGCCAGCCAACAAGCGGATCAAACTCGGGATTATGAGTATTTTTATGGTGAAGGCCCCGAGCGTCCTGGTCTTACCACATACATGGGTGCAGCCATTGGTGCCGCCGACAACTTCATCACTGGTAATGATACACCAAACCAAGCCCAGCAGGATGTAGCCGCTTTCGATCAAAAACGAGCGGAGTATGAGCAGGAAGCAAGAGCGACCTATGATGCTTTGGAGGAGTATGATCTACCCGAGCTGAAAATGCTCGGTGGTCGAATTGTTGTACCTCCCGGACTTACAGATAATGAAGTGATGGCCGACGGTAAGGTGAAAGTTAATCGCCGCATGTACACTGATGAAAACGGTGACCTGCAGACGGCATTTATCCTTGTGCCACCACCTGACAGTTCAGCATTTGAACGCATGATCGATCAGGCGACCCGCAACATCCTTCAGGAAACACTTGGATTGGTTGAGCGGGAGCAAGATGGTTCTCTCGATGTTAATATCCTTGAGGAAAGTGATTTTGCAGCATCAGTTCCCGATTATGAACAGGACGGCGCCGAAGGAGTATTTACCACAATACTCACATATGGCCTTCCATCGGCGAAAGCGACGAAAGTTGGAAGTGGTATTGGTCGTACTTTAGGCATTGGCAAAAAGTCTAAGACCCTTCTGAGTGCTTCGGGAGGCGCAATTGGTGCATCATTAATTGAGGGGGTCCTATCCACCGAGGGTGATCAGGGTATGGTATTCACCCCTGATTTATTACGTTCTACATTTCCAAATAAATCTGAAGAAAGCCTGAATGATCTAGCAATTGTTTTAGATGGCTTGGTTTTAAATGGTGTTGTGGACAGTTTGCTGGGTTTTGGTGGCCTAGTGATGGGCAAAATCGGTGACAAGACCAAGGGTGCAAGAGGGCTTGTGGACCCAACATTTGTCCGCAACGAAGCCGAACGAGCGGCGGTGCTTGGAATATTCAGGCAGATTGATCCTGATCTTGCTGATGTAGATAATCGAACCTTGGCCGAAGGTTTACGAAACCTATCGGAGGTTTTAGATGCCAATTCCGAAGTCTTGGTGCAGATTGGACAATCGAGTGCAAAGGTCCCAGTGGACACAGTGAATGCTATCCGCAACGGTGCAGAGCAGTACGTCATTAACACATACCAAAACATGCGCCGGGATATCCCAGACTTTGATGCTTTTGTTGAGCAAAAGACAAACGACATGGTCCAACGTACCATCAGCCTTGCTCGGGCAAATGAGGGCGCAGAAGTCTTGCGTCAATCACAGTCAGATATGCTTTCAAGCGTTGGTAAAGTGATTGATCAGGAGGTTGCGAGAGTTAACCCTGATGCGGCTTCATTGTCCGATGCGGCGGATAGTCTGGTGACACAACGCCAGCAGCAAATTGATGCAGCGCAACAAACGCAGGATGTGCAGGAAGCAACAGCGCAAGGATTTAGAGCGCAGGCTGGACGGGCGGTTTCAGATGATCCGTTCATCCAACAAATGCTCAGTGATACTGATGCTTTCAAATTCTTTGATGAAACCAACTACATCAACAGCATCAAAGGTTTGGTCAGTGATGAGTATCTGGAAGCCTACACAGCCGCATATAAGCGGGTTGGTGAAGCTTATGATCGTATCCCCAATGCGCCGATTGATGTGAATGCGTTCAAGAACCAGCTTTTTGATGTCTTCAACACTATTGGCTCTACAAGCCAGGTCACCGATCAAAGCAGATTTGTGATGGGCGAACTAGAGAAGGCCATAGGCAGCAAGGTAAAGCCACAGGGGGATAATCTTCTACTGGCTGATCCTAGGGGTGAGCTGGCCGGAGAATTAACGCCACAGCAATTCATTGATGCGGTAGGTGATGATCTTGGATTTGCTGATCTCTACCAGCTTAAAAAGCAACTGGGTTCCACTATTGATGGAATGGACCGAAGCCCAGTTCGGCAGAAGCTCATCGAACTTAGAGACCACATCACCTCCACAGCCGTCGATGATAATGGCAACCCAGTCGGTCAGATGGCTTACGTCATTGCCAATGGCGGTGAAGCAGGGGAATTAGCTCAGGCCGCAGATGCTTTGTTCATTCAAACGCAAAACAAGTTTGCTCAAGGGGTCGGAGTAAAGCAGCTATCAGATTTAGCCGTAGAGCCAGCCTACAAGGGCGCAAACACACCTGCACCTGACGGTGGACGTACCCGAGGCATGGTTGCAATGGACAGCCAATCTGTGGGGCAGGTGGTGCCACAAATCATGGCAGATCGCACTGGTGCTGAGTTTGACCAATTAGCTTTCGCCCTGAGTGATAGCTTGCGCAGGGATGAAGTAGCCAAGCCGCTTTTGGATTTGTACGAAGCCCAAGCAATTGACAGGTTGTCAAAAGCACTGGCAAACAACGACCAACAGACAATCGATTTAATTGATAAAAGCTTTGATAGCTTCATCAGTGAATTAAGGCGCCTAGAAAGCCCGTTAGTTTCTCAGCTTGAGGATACGAAACGCAGAGTTTCTTCGGTTCAGAATGAATTAGGCAGCAGGGCCTTGGCTGCAGATGAGTTTGCGAAAGAAGCTGCGATGCGCAAAGCAGCAGCCGAACAGAATATCGTAGCAAAGCTCATCGATAGTCAGGGTAGGGCGAAGTCTAGCCCAGCTATCACACTGCGAAATCTGATCAGTGGGGATAATGCAGGGAATAACGTCAAATACCTAGTAGAGCAGATCAGTACGCTGCCACAGAGCGAACGAGAGGCGTCTATGGCTGCATTGCAGGGCACTTTGCTCATGTTGGTGCGGGATGCAGCTTACACTGCCACACCAGCCGATGTGAAAGGCGCTACAGTGGAGTCTTTGGCAGGGATTAACCGTCTAACCAACGAGAGAGCATCAGGCATTCTGTCAGCTACCGCTCAAGCCTTTCCTGATGATCCATTTATGGAAGAAACATTAAGGCAGGCGCTGGGTGGTTTGAGCGATATGAGCATTGCAAGCCGCATGAAGATATCTAAGGCCGGATCTGATACGGCAGCGAACCTTGGGATCAGAGACAGCGTTTCTACGGGTATTCTGTTTGCCTTTGGATACATGAACCCGACTGCAGCAGCCGCTAGACGACTTACTGCCGCCCAAATCGAAGCAATGGAGAAGCTTGGTAAGGAACGGCAGAAGGAAATCATTACGACTGCACTGGCGGCACCAGAGGAGCTTGCTCAATTGGCGAAAGGAATTGCGGATAAGCTTGATGAAAAGACGCTGATGACATTGAAGCGAGAATTCCTGCAAGCAGCAGAGCGGACCCTTCGCTATGAGGCTAGGGTGAACCCGAAGCCAGAGGAAGACGTTGATCAGCAGACACAGAGCATGCTGGGGAATGTAGTGAATACCCTTGGACGAGGTGTAGACAACGTAGTAGATTTCTTTAGGCAATAAAAAACCTCTGTAGTAGTCGCTACAGAGGTTCTCTTATCCAGCGAACCGAGGAGACCAATCCCCGGAACTCGATTAAATTATTACGTTAATTTACCTGGTAACTTCAATAAAAATGCTAGCAAAATGACTTTCATATGCAAATAAGTCACATAATATTGTGCACTTATTTATGTAAATAAAGTGTTAACATATTGTTAACATTAACAAATAAATAAGCATAAAATATTTTACTTATTTTAACATTATTTACCTTTATTTACCCTTGTATGGTCTCATATGGCCTTATGTGACCTCAAATGACGCTAAAAATTATTAAAAAACACTGTTAACCAGTGAAATACACCATATAGTGAGTTTTAACACTAAAATAATCAATATGTAGTGGTAGGTATTAGCTTTGATCGCAATATATTGACTATTTTATCAAAAAAAAGTCATTGACGCTCACCGTATACATACGTCAACCTTGTTGCAGTCCCGCATCCAGCGATTCGTACTACGAAGAACAGCGGGGCTATAGCCGCCAAGTTGTGCCGATGACCAACACTGAGATGCTTGGCTAAATGTAACAGGGTTTCAGAATTAACACAGTTTACGGAATACGAACTGAGGCCCCCCATAAAGGTAGTCGACTTTATGTCTAAGTATACCTCACTCGAAGCCTTGGCTGAGAGCAGTTCATTGGTTGAACAATCATATGCCTGCGATCTCTTGGCTTCAGCACTAAAGGAAGCGGCTGAACTGGGCCGCTTTTGCATCATATATTTTCTCAGTCAGGATGAATATCAGATTGTGGATCTGACGGGCAAGATTGCCTATGAGTACGATCCGGCAACCGATATCTTGGTCTATCCGCCCCACTAGGGGTTCTGATGAAAATTTTTTTTTGCACAAAGTTGGCCGGGTCCGAATCGATTCGGCCAATTTTTTTTGTCTTGGCGATGTCTCAGTTGTGGACAACTTTAGGAAGGAAAACATTAGTTCCCCTAATTGAGCAAATACCCACTATATGTGGCATTTTTCACAATAAAACATGCTAAATATGCACAAAAAATAAATTCCACCTGCATATCAATAGTTTAGAACAAAACAAGAACTTTCGCCGGAATACCTCGACTATTCAAAAGGATGGTCAACCGCAAATTCTCCGCAAAATGCAAATATAGCGGTTTGCGATAGGGAATCAGTCTGATAGATTATTGGCATCAAGGTTCACCGCCGAGCCGAGGGGCTAAAACCTATGATCTGGGACAAGGTCATTATCAAGGCGGATATTCAGCGAACCGAGTGAGAAACCGAAGGGCAGGTTGAGACTAGACCCCTCAACCACCTTCCCCAAAACGGAGACCAGGATACCGTTGAAAGACAATGTGCTGCAATTTTCATTTCGAGGAAATGAAGACTTCGCCGATTTCGCAGACAAAGTGAATGAGGCGTTAGAGAAAAGCGATGATGGTCCAATGAAAGTGGTGTGCTTTGAAAGCGATCACTTCAATGAATACCACATCATTTACCAGACTAGGGAAGTGGTTCAGTGCCGTAAGGCATAGCCTCAAACACCCAAGTCAGGAACAATACCGAAAACGGCTGCTATTTTAGTGGCCGTTTTTGCTTTTATTTAGGGTGGTATATTGGGGTGGTAAAAGGGGTGGTAAAGCCTAAGTGGCTGACCTCTAAAGTAATGATATATATAGAGAAAAATTTTTGGAGCGGGCGATGAGATTCGAACTCACGACATTTACCTTGGCAAGGTAACGCTCTACCCCTGAGCTACGCCCGCGTCCTTGGGTGGGTGCTGTTTATAAATAACTTCCGCCCGCTGCAAGCGAAAAACGTAACTTTGTTTCCCAACATGTCGCGGCATCTCTATTTTTTTTTGGACACCCTGTGCTAACTTGCAATTCGGGAGATTTGAAAAATGAAAACACAAGTCTGTATCATCGGGGGCGGGCCCTCTGGGTTGTTGTTGGGGCAATTGTTGCACAGTATCGGTGTCGACGCGGTTGTATTAGAGCGTCAGACACAGGAGTATGTCCTAAGTCGTATTCGGGCAGGGGTTTTGGAAGCGGGGTTTCAAAACCTAATGCGTCAGGCGGGTGTGGGTGCGCGCATGGACCGCGAAGGACATGTGCACAATGGTACCTTGATTACCTATAACAATGAACGCGTGCGCATTGATTTTAGCGCATTAACAGGCACTTCGGTCATGGTCTATGGTCAGACCGAAGTCACCCGCGATCTATACGCCGCGCGCGCTGAAATTGGGGCCAAGACATTCCACAGTGTTGAAAATGTTGAAATCCATGATGTTGAGGGGGATGCCCCCTATGTCACCTTTGACCAAGAAGGTGTGACGCATCACATCGAGTGCGATTTTGTTGCGGGCTGTGATGGATTTCATGGTGTGTCGCGCCAACGCATTCCAAAAGACAAACGAAAAGAGTTTGAAAAGGAATATCCCTTCGGTTGGCTGGGCATCTTGTCACGAACACCGCCCGCGGATGAAGAGTTAATTTACGCCAATTCATCACGCGGTTTCGCCCTATGTTCCATGCGAAATGCGGAACTTAGCCGCTATTACATCCAATGCCCCATGACAGATCGGGTTGAGGATTGGAGTGATGATGCATTTTGGGATGAATTGCGCCGCCGTATTCCATCCGAAACCGCCGAGCGGTTGGTAACGGGACCCTCGATTGAAAAATCAATCGCACCCCTGCGGTCATTCGTGTGTGAACCGATGCAATGGGGGCGTTTGTTTTTATGTGGTGATGCGGCGCATATCGTTCCCCCAACAGGGGCAAAGGGGTTAAACACCGCAGCATCCGATATCCATTATTTATTCGAGGCGATGCGGGCCCATTATTTGGATCATGATGCATCTGCGATGGATCAATTCGGACCGCGTGCCTTGGCTCGTGTGTGGAAAACACAGCGCTTTTCATGGTGGATGACAACGCTATTGCATCATTTCCCAGAGCAAAGCGATTTTGATCACCATATTCAGGCTGCTGAAATTGCGCATTTGCGCGACAATGTCGAAGCGCAGCGAGTACTGGCGAAAAACTACGTTGGGTTGCCGTACTAAGCGATAGGTATCAAAATAAAATAAGCGGGTGGGGCGGTTTAAACGGCCCCAACCAAGTTTGCGTTCACAGGTGATGCTGCGGCTGCATCATTTGCATCCAGTTCCGTAACGATATTCGCGATATAGGCGTCAACAAAGGATGCGCGTGAATATCCGATATCCGCAAGTTCGCGATCAGATAGCATGGCAAGTGTTTGATGTGCTGCGCTTTTGGCGCGGCTGATAACCATTGCACGATATAGCGGTCTTAGCATTTTTTGTTCCTTTCTTGCTATGAGAATTAGATAGCATTGTTATCGCTAACTTACCTCATCCAAGTTGGAATTGCAGCAATGCAGAAAATGCATAGCGCGGAGGGCATCATCACATTGTTTCGCCATAAGTAGTCAATAAATTTACAGGTCTGTAACCACTGGTTGTCAAATTGATAAAATCGTGTACAATTGTATACACGTTGAGCAATGTCCCCCATGACATTACGCCTCAACATGTTTCTCCCCATTGGACTGGCCCCACATTTTGTGGGGCATTCTTTGTGATACCCAGATCGCGTATCACAATACTCGGATTTATGAGAAGTAAGTGGTGGGCGACCTAGGAATCGAACCTAGCGTGCGTCTCCGCGAGGGAGTTACAGTCCCCTGCCACACCTTGCGGCCTGTCGCCCACTTACCGAGTGTTGAACACTTGAACGCAGGGGTGATTAGCCTTGTTAAAAAGTATCGTCAACTAGAAAATCCCTTGAAATTGGAACTCATTCTGGCGCAGAAGGCAAAACAAAGTTAAAAAGGCGTAATTTGCGATGAAAAAGCCAAAGTGGGTTGTTGAAAAAGAACAAGCGAAAAAGGCGGCAGCTCAGGAAACCGTGTGGCTTTTTGGTTTGCATGCGGTGCGCGATGCGCTGTTAAATCCAAATCGACAACATCTGCGTTTAATCCTGACGAAAAATGCGGCAGACAAACTGGCGGATGCGGTTCAGCAGTCAGATGTTGCGCCTGAAATTTGTGATCCGCGTAAATTTTCAGCCCCGCTTGATTCTGCGTCCGTGCATCAAGGTGCTGCCCTTGAAACGAAACCATTGAAATGGGGTAGTCTTGAGGATGTCGCATTGGCCCCGGGGGCAGGGGCGCCACGTTTGATTCTGCTTGATCAGGTGACAGACCCTCATAACGTTGGTGCCATTTTGCGATCTGCCGAGGTGTTTGGGGCAAGTGCTGTCATCGGCACACAGCGCCATAGCGCACCTGAAACGGGCGCATTGGCCAAAACTGCCAGCGGCGCATTGGAACGTCAGCCGTATTTGCGACTGCGCAATTTGGCCGATTCTATTCAAGAGCTGCAAAAGCTTGGATATTTGGTGCTGGGCCTTGATGGAGAGGCGAGAGAGACAATCGACACTGTCTATGCCGTGCATCAGGACCGCGCCATCGCACTTGTTCTTGGGGCAGAGGGGCCTGGGTTGCGCCA